ATTATATATATATAGTATTTTAGAAAAATAAAAACTATACGGTTATATAAATATAAACTATAATATTTATATTAACTTTATCAGGTTTGTGTAAAATGAAAGAGATGATTGAGGAGTATTATCACACGAAAATTAATGAACTCACGGAAAATTGGGCTACTCATCATTGAAGTATGCGCACTGTTATGACTGATCGCGGATTATTTCCAGCACCATAATTAGCTATCGGCGTGAGTGCCCCTGTCGTTGAATTAATCGTATAAGCTGAAACATTAGCACCACCATAATTCGCGACATACGCAAATTTTCCAGTCGGGTCAACCGTGACTGAAAACGGTTGAGTCCCAGCGGTATAATTAGTTGGTCCAGTTAGTGCCCCTGTCATTGAATTAATACTATAAGCTGAAACATTAGCACTAAACTGATTCGCGACATACGCAAATTTTCCAGTCGGGTCAACCGTGACTGAAGTCGGATCAATCCCAGCAATATAATTAGCTATCGGCGTGAGTGCCCCTGTCATTGAATTAATACTATAAGCTGAAACATTATTATCAGTAAGATTCGCGACATACGCAAATTTTCCAGTCGGGTCAACCGTGACTGAATTCGGAGTATTTCCAGCACCATAATTAGCTATAAAAGTCAGCACCCCTGTTGTTGGATTAATCTTATAAGCTGAAACATTAGCACCACCAGAATTCGCGACATACGCAAATTTTCCAGTCGGGTCAACCGTGACTGAATTCGGATTAATCCCAGCACCATAATTAGCTATCGGCGTGAGTGCCCCTGTCGTTGAATTAATCGTATAAGCTGAAACATTAGCACCACCATAATTCGCGACATACGCAAATTTTCCAGTCGGGTCAACCGTGACTGAAATCGGATTAGTCCCAGCACCATAATTAGCTATCGGCGTGAGTGCCCCTGTTGTTGAATCAATCCTATAAGCTGAAACATTAGCACTAAACTGATTCGCGACATACGCAAATTTTCCAGTCGGGTCAACCGTGACTGAAGCCGGTTGAGTCCCAGCGGTATAATTAGCTATCGGCGTGAGTGCCCCTGTCGTTGGATTAATCGTATAAGCTGAAACATTACCACTAAACTCATTCGCAACATACGCAAAATATTTATCACCAATAGTGAAACTAACATTACCAGGATAAAACATTCCATGTAATTGGTTTGAATCTTGTTTGCTTTGTTTATAATAATTTGTATTATTAAAACTCATATCCACCAATTTTTTCCGCCAATTATTTTGGTCATTACATTGATTATAAAAAATATTATAACTTGGATCCACAATAACCCCCGGATACAAGCCATTCCAAGAAATATCTGCTACATCGGCGGATTGCGTCATGGGGAAAATAATGCGATTACCGTTACCGGCATTATATGAAGTATCCACTACTACATTCACATTATTTGCTGAATAATCAACTGAATATAACCCGGCGCTCCAGGCTTCATTGCTTACCCAGTTGGGGTCTTCAACTGGCGAACATAAATATCTACCCTTGGTGACGTCTAAAAGTAAATCATAACTTTTCGCAAAAGCCAAACAATTATTATGTAGGCCAAAATTCTCATTATAATTCACACCATTGCTTTTAATAAAGTTGGTTTGACCTTGAACCTGCTTTATGACATCATTAAATATCGTTTTTTGTTTAGTGGTTCTTGTATAATCACTAGAAGATTCACTTTCATTTGGACTAGAAAAACAGCGGTCGGCGCACATAATAGTATATACAATAGAAATATAATATTATATCTAAATTTACGTTTACATTTACATACTTACATACTTGCGTTTTTACATTTTTGTGAGTATTTCTTCATATAATATTTGTTTTGTTTTATTCTTTCCCAAGTTAGAAACTAAATTTATGCCTAATTTTGTAGAAATGTCTTGTAAGTCTTTAATTGTATAGGCGGAAGGCGCATTCAAAGGTTTGTGGATATTTTCAATAAACCAATACGTCTTCTTCACTGTTGAGATATATTCTAAATCAATCGTATTTTTAACCGATAAATCTTTTTTTTCTTGTCCTTGATCTATAATTCCAGTTATTTTATCATCTTCCGCAAATAAAAATTCGCTATATTTTTTCCCTGAAATATATATAATTGATACTTTATATATTAAACAAAGTACTTGTAGACTTTTAGTTGTAATACATTCCTTATTCACCAGTTCATCTTCAATATCATTTCTTTTAATTTTTAATTCTTTTAATTTGTCTTTCATAAATCGGAGTTTTTCTACTGTATCAATTTTAAATTTCTTTTCACTAGCAAATGCGGTATTTTTATTCATTTCATACTCATCAATGCCTTTCAATATAATGTAAAAACACCAAAACAATTTATCTTTTTGTAAAGGGGTAAAATTTTCTTCCTTTTTAATCATAACTTTAGTTGGACTCATAATATCTAGTTTTACACTTGGTTCGGCTTTTACAATTGATTGATTTTTAATAGTTTTCTCTCTATTTTCATTAGTAATAGTTATCTTTTTATATAAATTATTTATGTTTTCAATATTTTCAGATGTAAACATAAATTCTTTTAAAGTATATGACGCGTTCATTGTGGTATAATATAACATAGTTTTATCTTTATTAGCTTTATGATTTATATTAGGCTTTAACGCCCTTATACTTAGGCTTTAACGCCCTTATACTTAGGCTTTAACGCCCTTATACTTAGGCTTTAACGCCCTTATTATCATTAAAAAAATCCTTCTCTAACTCGCCCTTAATCTTTTCCACTTCATTAATATCTTGCTGTTGTTCATCAACATAATCAGCATAATCTTCCAGCGCTTTAATTACTTCGGGCGTTTGTTTTGATAAATTTACAAAAGTCCCATTATTATTTGAATTTTTATTTATATTCTCAAATTTCATTAACAATCTCAATACTTCTATTTGATGATGTTTACTCATTTTTTCGATTCGGTTCTTTAACTTTTCTAAACACATGTATACTTAATAAAAATAAATTGTATTTAACTATTTTATATTTATTAATAAATATTTATTATGTTATTCGGCACATAATTTATTCGGCACATAATTTATTCGGCACATAATTTATTCGGCGGAAATCATTATCTTTGGTTTTGCTGTTGGTCGTTTTACCGCCGACTTCGCTTGGCTCGGCTTCGCTTGGCCCGGCTTCGCTTGGCCCGGCTTCGCTTGGCCCTTTGTTACAACTGTTTTCGGTTCAACTATTTTCGCAATGATTGAGACATATTTATCGTTTAATTCAAACCGCTGACCAATAACGCTGACTTGGATATCATCATCCTCTTTTATATTTGAAAAGTAAGCCGAATTATAATGATGATCTCTAGAAATAAATATAACAACCGGGCTGGGATTTTCACTTGTTTCTGCCCGAACACCCATTTTTGTTATGTTTTTTGCTATACAATTAATAAGCATTCCTTCAACCGGTGAACAGACCATACACTCAAATGTAATATCAAATATAATTTCATCGGCTTTTACAATTCCACTAGAATAAGTCGAAATCTTTGCTGATCCAGGTTTAATAAAGCCTTCCACAACACACTTTCCTTCTATTTGCGAAGCGATAATCTTTTCAAGCGTCTGTTTAATATTTTTCCCCACGTGTATAATACTAATTGGTATTTTTCGCGTAATTAAGGTAAGGGTATAAATACTAATGTCTGTTGCTTTTTTATATTTGGTAAATGTTAAAGATGATGATGATTCCTCAGGCATTGGTTGTTTTGAACCTAAAGACATGTTGTATATATTTATCTGATATATTTAAATTATATCAATTTTCTATTTAAAAAATTCTATTTTATATTTAAAATTTCTATTTTATATTTTAAAAATTTATATTTTCAATTTTTATATTTCTATTAAAAAATATAAATTTTCTATTACATATTTAAAATTTTAAACCTTCAATATCAATTAAAACTGCTTCTGCCGGCGTTAAAAACCATCTTTTATTGTTTTTGTTATCTCGATCATAAATTCGTAATATAAATTCCTGTATACAACAAATTTGTTTTTGGCTTATTTCTGATTTCGAATCGTATTTTTCTTCCCCTAATATTTCATTTAAGGTTTTAACCGCATCTCTTTTTGTAGATTGGTCACATCTAGCGCCTTTTGTTCTTTTATTCGCAAAATCTTTTACTTTAAACGCCATATAATCGTTCTTAAATGTCGTAATAAATCCGATTATATTATTTAATTTTTCTTTTGCCGGTTTTAATCGAGAAATCATTAACCCTAATTTAACTTTTAAATCTTCTATATCTTCGCCCTTTGCGTCTAGCCATAGACCATTATCTTTATTTCTAATTAAAATTTTTCTCTTCCCGTCATGCTGTAATATTATCCCAGTAGTGTTCTTATCTTTTAGTGTGTTTCTATCTATATATTGTATAATTTGATTTTCAATGGGATCGGCTTTATTTAAGGTGGCATAATAGTTTAATATTTTTAACATATTACCGTAAGGCTGTTCATCCATGATATGAGAGATTAATAATTCTAATAAAACTTCTATATTCGTATCATCCTCTTTCATATCATTTATAACTATACTACAAAATTTATACCAATCATCATCTCCTCTATTTATTGTTTGAAGTTCTTTTGCGGTATTATAATTTTTTTTAATATCGTCTAATATTTGTACCGTTTCGTCTTCATCCATTGCTGCGTTTGCTGGTGCTGCTGGTGCTGCTGCTTTTGGCAAGACTTCCTTCGGCAAGGCTTCTTTTGGCAAGACTTCCTTCGGTTGAATCACCTTTATAGCCTCTCTTTTATATTCTATTGGATTTTCTCTCTCATAAAGAGATATATGCGTATTATTTAGTTCGGTGGGTTGAAACAAATATAAATCATCCACATTTACCAGATTCCCTAGGCGGCCATATTTATCTGTTAAATATTCATATTTATCATCCACTAACTGGGTAAGTGCCGCATCTATTTCGGAAAGAGGATGACTCTTTATCAGATTTATTCTAGTTATTAAATCAGCTTTTCGATAAAAAAATCTATCTTTCATTAACATTTTAATTTTATTAATAACCTTATCCGTATTTTTAATGATAAATGTTTCATTATAAGTGTCTAATTTAGCCGTTTCTGAGGTCGTTGCGGTTTCCGGCGCAGGATTACAGTAATACTCGCACTTTTTCATATAATCGCAGGTGGAGGAAAATTCTTTATCGCCTATTTGGTATTCTTCCATTATTAAACCACTCGAAAGCTCCTGTCTTACCGTTTGCTTCATATTTTTAATAGTGAAACCCGTTTGTTCATAATTCAGGATACAATCGACGGCTATACTTTTTAATACGCGGCTTATATTGCCGATCTGAACCGCTTTTAATTCCGCTAATCGATACACATATAAATCAGCGGATTCTTCAACGTCATTTTTTAAAAGCGTTCCATATAAATATATTTCCACATTTCTTTGCGAAAATGGGAGCTTTTTATGACTACAGTTTCTTACGGCTCTGCCGATAATTTGCTCAATTCGATTCATATTATACCAGGGGTCTATGATATGGACTTGCCGAATAAATTTAAGATCTACGCCCTCGGAGCCCGCTTGCGAGATTAACACCACTTTTATTTTACTGCCGTCCGCATTCTCATCCATGGTTAACATTTTTATATCGGCGACACTGTCGGGCGTAAAGCCTTTATCGCCTGTTATCATTGTATATTTTGCGCCTTGAAAGGGTTTGGCTAACGTATATTTACTTTTCGGTTCAAGAGTAATCGCGTCAATCGGTTCTGTCGGCGCTTTTTCAAATAAAGATTTTCCATCTCTCGCCCTCGTAAACCCTAATTCTTCCAAAGCAAGCGCAATGGGTAAAATGCCGCCGGAAATATAACGCGCATAGACTAAAATGACCCCTTTTGATTTCATAATTCGTTCACATACGCTTGAAATTTTACTACTATATTTTTTTATCTCTGAGGGCGAAAATATCCGACCATATTTTTCTTCATTCTTATATTTAAAATTAAAGCGTTTTTGATTTTTCCCTTCTTCGCCTGTGCGACACGGTGAAGGCGAGCACTCATAATCCATAATCCGAAATAACCCGGCTTCTCCAACAATCTGATTTGTATCTATTTTAATTTCATCCATATTTGATAAATCATCATTTAAGGCGTCCAAACGTTCATCGGGATAGACAATATTTAAGGCTTCTAAGGGTTTTTGTAATAGAGTAAACCCAAAGGATTCCATATTTTCAAATGTTGGAATTTTTGTCGAACTAACAAAATTCTTTTTTAATTTATTCATGATATAAGTATAACCCTTATTTTGATAGTCGCCGACCGTTGTTAGATACAATGAGAGAAATTCAATTGGTTGTATAACGGGTTTATTGTTGAGCTGTGTACGCGGATAACCAATGTAAGAACCTACTCCGCTTGAGCCCTCTTTGTTTTGTGTAAATGTATTATCTTTAGCAAATTCTTCTGGCCAAATTCTATACGGAAATGTATAGGGGTTTTCACCTCGAACAAAGGAGACATAACCCGTCGCTTTTCTCTCAAGTAAATCTTTTCCAATAGGATTACCGTCGTTATCTGTTTTAAAAGTCCCGTCCTTATTAAACACCTCTTTTACATCTATGGTCGGTCGCCCGTCATTTAAATTCATGAGATTTATTAACCAGATGATTTCTTTATAACTATTATACATTGGCGTCGCCGATAGGAGTAAGAGCCGCAAATTATTCACATTTTGAACAAGTTTAAATAATTCCAAGGCCGTTCTTTTATTTTTATTATCGTCTGATATTCTTATATTATGAACTTCGTCTATTATCACTAATCGATTATTAAAATGTTTTTGTAATTTTCTTCTAACATATGCGTCACGTTCTTTATTGGTTTTTACGATAGAACTATCTAGTTCTGATATTTTAATAATATAATTTGCGAATTCCGTATACCCAAAAAATTCATAATATTTATGAATTATGCTCTTAATTTGAATAATTACATTTTCTTTTATAAGACCTTTCATACTCATCGGATTAATTTCTTTTAAAAACTTATTTCCAGTACATGCCCGAATATTCCATAGACCATCTATGAGTTGAAGTTTTTGTTCATCAAACAATTGTAATTTAAAATTATCCTGGACATTTGGCGAGGCAACAACTATTATTTTACTAGTAATGCCCATCTGGGTGAGATAGTCGCGCATTTCTTCCGACACGCTTATCGCTGAGCACGTTTTACCGGTACCCAAACCATGATATAATAATAAACTGTTGTAAGGTGTTTGAAATGAGAGAAAATTACGCACAAATAATTGATGAGGCGCTAATTCATAGTCAGCGTTACATAATATTTCTGCTTGTTTTTCTACATCTGTTATATCCCCATCATATTGTGTATCATTAAATTCTTTTTTTTCTGCTATTTTAAGATTGAAATTCGGGTCATTTAAATTAGGGTATAAATAATTATCATATGTGCTGTCTGATTCTGAATCTGATAATTGGGATCGTTCTTTTAATTCCATCATTTTATTTTTTTCATTTGTTTTTTTATATAACTTGTCACCAAACAACAATACATCATTCGGTTCTTCTGCCTCCTCCTCTTCTTCTTGTTCCTTTTCTTCTTCCTTTTCTTGTGGCGCACTAGCACTTTGAGCAGGTACTGCAGGATTGGGCACCGCAGGCTTGGGTACCGGTGCGGTTGATTTACATTTACTTGTTTTTTTATCACATGAATAACCCTTTGAACATTTTGGCGGGCAATCTCTGATATTTTTATCCCCGTCTTGCGCACTAGGCATAATAGGCTTAGGCGCAGGCTCTCTGCTTGCCGAAGGCTCTCTGCTTGCCGAAGGCTCTCTGCTTGCTGAGGCAGCAGCACTTGCGGAGGCCGCAGATTTTTCCTTCATTAATCCTCTTTTAATTAACTCTAATTGGGCCATTTCAAGCTCAAAAACTTCTCGTTCAAGATTTACGGGCGTTTTACATGAAAACTTCTTATTTTCAATATCTATAAATCTTATTGTGCCATCAACGCATTTTGGATAACACTTTCCTGTAAATGGATTTATCTCTTTCCCTTCCTTACATTTTTTATCAAAACTCATTACTATATTACTATATTAGGATATAATTTATTAAATATATAATTTATTATATTATAATATAATTTATTATATTATTAAGTGTATTATAATATTATTAAGCGTATAATTTATTAGTTGTTAATACTTTATGAACAACGGTTATTAAATCTAATTTTTCTAAATTATATGGACGAATAGATTTTATGACATCGTCAAATTTTTTCCATTCAACCTTGCTTACTTCTGATTTATTATACATTCCCGAAAGTTCGGCAGATTTATCTATATTTGCTAAAAAATATTTATGCTTGTATGATTTATAATTAGATCCAGTAAATATTTCTTCAAATGGAAATATATTTTGAATTATTTTTAAAGACGTTCTACTGTAGCCAGTTTCTTCTTCAAATTCTCTAAATGCGCAAAGTAAATCTTTCTCTTGATAATTGTGTCTACCTTTAGGAAAACCCCATTCAGATTCTATCCAATTCGTGTCTAATTCATTAATGATAGACTGTAAATTATAATTGCCTTTAAAACTATTAAATCCTATTTTCAATACTTCAAACTTTTCCTTGGCGCTTTTTTCTTCGCCTCTATATTGTATTCCCGGATTGTCGCCCCATAATTCGTTCCATAAAATATCAAAATCTTTATTTAAAATTTTATCTTTTTCCTCGTTCGTTATTTCAGATAATAGATTTTTTATATATAATTTATTATTTAGAGGATATTTTCCTCTGATAAATTCTATATATCCTATAGTATCTTTACGCCGAATCATTAAATATTCCAACTCTTCATTCATCTTACGAAATCCAATAATTCCGACACTGGTGATTGGATATTTACATTGTTGAAATAAATGCCCAGTTTTTCCACAATTACTACAATTTTGATTATATTCAGACATTCCCCTTATTAGTAGTTATTTAACAAATCTTTTTATATCATTTATTTAAAATGGCTTTAGAACCAAAAGTATGGGGCCCCTTTTATTGGTTTGTTTTACATACAATCGCCTTAACTTATCCATTAAATCCAAATGACGTTACTAAGAAAAAATATTATGATTTTATACAAAATTTACCCTTATTCCTGCCTATACCAGAGATAGGAAATTCATTTAGTAAAATTTTAGACGATTATCCCGTAACACCCTATCTAGATTCCCGCCCATCGTTTATAAAGTGGATGCATTTTATCCATAATAAAATAAATGTATCGATAGATTTGCCCGAGATGACCATGGATGAAGCAATGATTGCTTATTATGAACATTATAAACCAAAGGCGGTAAAAGATGAAGAGCAGAGAAAGCGAAGAGAGAAATTTGTCTTTTTAGGAATTATTCTCTTTATTATTATTGCGGTTACATATCTTTATAATAAATAATAAATAATATCATTTATCTATATATAATAAATAAATAATGGTAACCAAAACCAAAAAATATAATAAAAAAAGAAGTATCAGAAGAAAAACATATAAAAAAATATATAAAAGAGGTGTAAATAGGGGTGGCCGACCAATTAAATCAGGCTCCTATGGGTGCGTTTTTAAACCACCTTTGAAATGCGAGAAAACTAAATCTGCCGAACTTAAAAATGGTATATCAAAACTAATGGACGATGAAGCAGCACAAATAGAATTTGATACCATATTGGATGTTCAATCACATATTAAAGGCATCCCAAATAACAATGATTATTTTTTAGTGAATGATATAAAAATGTGTGCGCCTGATAAATTATCAAATGAAGATTTAAAAGATTTTGATATGGTCTGTAATGATATAGTAAAATACACTGGATATGATAAAAATATTATTAATAATAATCTAAAACATTTTAAAATAATTAACATGCCTTATGGTGGCGTGGATTTAAATGAATTTTGGAAAAGAATGATGGATATTCCCGCAAAGGATAAGAAAAAAATATTTCTTGCGGTGAATAGTATACTCATAAAACTACTAGAAAAGGGAATTATGCCATTGAACCAAACGGGATTTTATCATTTGGATGTTAAAGGCGGAAATATTCTTATTTCAGATGATATAACGTATGCGCGTCTGATTGATTGGGGTGTATCACAAAAATTAAATGAAAATAACCTAGCTCCGTCAAAATTTATTCAAGAATTTCAATTTAATATACCATTTACAAATATATTATTTAATTTAAATATTAATAAATGGTTACAAGAAGAATTTACAAGAATGAATATAACAAGAATGAATATAACAAAAATGAATATAACAAAAATGAATATAACAAGAATAAATATAAAATCAATTTCTCTCTTCACAATGAAAACAATAGTTAAAAATATTCTCGATAAGGTCATGAAGGATAGAGGTGAAGGACATTATATGATTATTCTCTATTACATCATTGTTCTTTATAATCTGGATACGGAAAATAATAAGATTAGTCAAGATGACCATACAAACTTTGCTTCAGACCTAATTTGTACATATATTGCTACGGCTCTAATGAATTATACCGATTCAAACGGCGTATTTCAATTAAAAAAATATTGCGCCGAAGTATATTTACGTAATGTAGATGTATGGGGATTTATTATGAGTTATATACAAATTATTATATATGCGAAAGAAATCAAGGGGACCCCAAAATATAAGAGAGAATTTATTAAAGCTGTTTCTGATATTATTATTAATTATTGTTATAACCCAAAATATGCGATTTCACCAATTCCAGTAGATAAGGTTATTGCTGATTTACGCAAAATTAAACCATAAAAAAATGATAAATAAAACCATAAAAATTATATTATAATAATATAATAATATAATATTATAATATGAAATTTGAACTATTAGTATTTGGAATAACAGCATTCTTTATAGCAAATGTATATCATGATGGAAAATATGTTCATATAATAAAATCATGGAAAAAATATTATCAAATGGCTGGAATAGGATTTGTAGGACTATCGGCTTATCTTTTTATGAAAAAATATCCTGGCCATTCTAGAAGTTTATTTACGCATGCGAATGGGATTATAAAATACATGCCTATTGATAAAGACGCGACTGATTTATTATCACCTTTACTTGATATGACGAAATCCAGTATGTTTTCAAATGACATGCCTTATCAGCAAAATGATAACGGCATGATGATGACCCATCAACAAAAAAGAATGATGAATTCAGGCACAAATATGGGCACAAACATGGGCACAAACATGGGCACAGGCCAACCGAATACAAAACGCAGTGTAAGCGAAACCAAGAAAAAGTTTGTCGCCGCTCAACAAGGTTGGAATTGTGGCGCTTGTAAAAAACAATTACCGGCATGGTTTGAAGTAGATCATAAAACCAGACTGGACCAAGGCGGAAGCAATCATGTAGATAATTTAGTTGCCTTGTGTAGAGATTGTCACGGTAAAAAAACCGCATTTGAAAACTTGTAATAATATAATTATTTTTAAAATACAATAAGAAAAATACTTATATTATTGTATTTTTCAAATACTTATATTATTGTATTTTTCAAATACTTATATTATCATAGTATAATAACATAAATAGGATGGATTCATTTAAAGAAAAATTAAACAAAATAGAATTAGATATATATTCAAACCCGTTATATTTTGGACTATTAATGCTAATACAATTTATTATTTTTTTGGTTATTGTCTATAAATATAATCCATATTATGACCCAAATAAACCAACTGATCACCAAGCATTAACGCAATTTATTGTATTAATTGTCGGGTTTCTTTATGTTATATTGTTTATGTTTTTAAAGGAAAAATTAATAAACAAGGTTGATATTTTATCATTAGATATAGAAACTCCAACCGAAAATAGTTTTCTTAAGAGAACCATCGCAACTTTATTGTTCTTCATCATTTTTATTCTGTTAACAATCTCAATTGTTTGGATATTTAGCAATTTATCCATTATAGGGAGTATAATTAGCAATGGTCTAATATTATTATTAGTAATATTCGTAATTGCTCTAATATATATTGGCCTAAAAAAATCTATAGAAAAATTATTGCCCCAAACCGGATTTTTATCATTCATTAAAAATTTGATTCTATTTATACCGTGTTTATTAATACGATTTGCCGAATACATTAAATACGAATACAAAATAACCGGAAAACCGGTTTGGATATTGCTGGTTGTGGAAATTATTTTAATTGTTTTGTGGGTTATTATACCAATTATATTTAAATACTATTTCGATAAAGATGGTAGTAAATTATTAGACGGGCCGGTTTATTTAAATAAAAAGCATGATATTGGTAGTTTTGAAAATCTCCATAAAAAAAATCTAGAAGATAAAACGGATACGAAATTTTTATATCATTATTCCTTGTCTGCGTGGTTTACTATAAATCCTCAGCCGCCAAATACGAGTTCTGCTTATACAAAATATACTTCTATTTTAAATTACGGGAATAAACCGAATGTCCAATATAACGGCGAAAAAAATAGTTTAAGAGTAATAACTGCTTTAGATGATAAGCGCGGAGAGAAATTAAATGAAGTGGAAATTTTCGAAACTAAAAATATTTTATATCAAAAATGGAATAATATTGTTATTAATTATGATGGCGGAGATATGGATGTGTTCTTAAACGGAGAATTAGTCGGGTCAAAGCCGGGCATTGCGCCATATATGCGGTATGAAAATGTTTCAGTGGGCGAAATTAATGGAATACAAGGCGGAATATGTAATGTTAAATATTACAATCATATTCTCTCAAAGAAAGATATAAAATTAACGTATAAAATGTTGAGGGATAAGAATATACCCAATGTATAATTTTATATTAATGCTTATATTTTAATGCTTATAATTTAATGCTTATATTTTAATGCTTATAAAATATAATTTATCATAGTATAATTTCTAATACTATATTATATATAGAATGGAATTAATGAATATTGTTTTAGTTTGTTTAGTAAGTTTATTAGTGTTGTATATTATATTGAATTATTTTTTTACGAAATCCACCACCTTAACAAAGATGTTTAAGGGAACAGAAAGACAAAAAATATTGGCATCAACTTTACCAAGCAGCTCCAACTCTAGCAATTATACCTATTCAACTTGGTTTTTTGTGAATGATTGGAATTACCGATTTGGCGAACCCAAGGTTCTTTTAGGAAGAATGGATGAAGATAAAAACCCAAGCCCGTCTATTGTTTTTGGCGCCATGGAAAACGATATTACGATTTCGGTCGCATGTTATTCGAATAATAAATCTAAAAAGTCTATTATTCATACCTGTAATGTTCAAAACTTTCCTTTACAGCGCTGGGTAAATTTAATTATAAGTTTATATGGTCGAACCTTGGATGTCTATATTGATGGGAAATTAGTAAGAACCTGTGTTCTGCCCGGTGTCGCAAAGATTAATAAAAACGCGAATATAGTAGTAACGCCAAACGGCGGATTTAGCGGGTTTACGACGAACTTTCAATATTGGAACGACTCTACCAATCCTCAGGATGCCTACAATATTTATAAAGACGGGTTCGGCGGAAGTATTTTAGGTAATTTGTTTAATAAATATAGAATTAAGGTGGCTTTCTTGGCTGATAACAAGGAAAAAGGTAGTTTTGAATTATAAAATAGTATATCTGAGATTTTATCAATAATTATTTCAATAATACAAGAAAAATTATCGTAATATGTTATAGTCATATTACGATAATTTTTCTTGTATTATATATATATTATGAGCGATATGTTTGGAAAAGTATCAGAAGGTCCTGGCGGATTTATTCAACCGTTTTCTTCAAACAAATATGTAGAAGGCGGGCGTGATTTTTTATATTCAAATAGCATTGTAGCCAAGTTCGCTTTTTTAATTCTTATACTGATTGGTTTTATGTTTGTAATGCGTTTAGGCGTTTCTTTTATGTCTTGGTTATTTTCGCCTCAGCCAAATCCCGTCTTGATTAATGGGATGATAGAAGCAAAACAGATGATGGTCTTTCCTCAAGACCCGGCGATGAAAGGGTCAATGCCTATTATGCGGTCGGTCAATGATAACGGCGGTCTAGAATTTACCTGGTCTGTGTGGATTTTTGTAGATGATTTTTCCTATAAACAAGATGAATATAAGCATGTGTTTCATAAAGGCGATGATTCTATTAATTCTGAAGGGCGGGCTTACCCTAATAATGGGCCCGGCTTGTATATCACGCCCAAAACGAATAATCTACTGGTAGTTATGAATACATTCAATAAGATTAACGAAGAAGTCGTGATTCAAGATTTGCCGCTCAATAAATGGGTTAACGTGATTATTCGCGTCAGCAACCAGCGCCAGTTAGATGTGTATATTAACGGCACGCTCACGAAAAGACATATTTTAGATAGTGTGCCCAAACAGAATTACGGGGATGTGTATGTCTCGATGAATGGCGGGTTTTCGGGTAAAACATCTTTATTACAATACTTTTCAAACGCCATCGGCACGAATCATATCCAGAGTATTATAGATAATGGACCGAATATGAAAATGTTGAGCAGTGATATGTCGAAAGGGAAACCGCGATATTTGTCTATGCGCTGGTTTTTAGGTAATAATGCCGAGATATAATGCTAAGATATATAAATTTATGATATATAAATTTATGATTTATGATTTATGATGTATGATTTATGATGTATGATTTATGATGTATGATTTAGGTTTTATTATATAATAATTATATAATTATTATATAATGGGCAAAGAATACCACTATATTCCCAGTATTAGTATTGTTAAACTGAACGCAGTTGACTATACAATTACCTATAGTCAAACTTTAAAAGAAGATACAAACACGAATTATTATGATTTTTCAACGAACGGAATTGAAAATATTTCAATATATGCCGATAATATTAGCACACAAAATTTAAATAATTTAATTTATACAACTACGACTATACCGACAAATAACGAAATTACAATAAATTATCGTGTATTAACTTTTGGTAATTGGGCGTTTCATGCGGCTGTTGATACTTTAAATATTGTGCCGGATTACCTTACGATGGGAACCGCACTAAATAAGTTGAATACTGCGACAACTAATCAAATTGATGCTTCTAATAATTATAATGATTATAATACAGATTATCAAATTTATCTAAATTCCGATATTTCGTTAAATTATGCGTTAGAACAATATAATAAGAGTGTTACCGATTTAAGTGCGGTTAAACATTACGCATATTTGCTAGAAGATATATCAAATATCCAACAGATTGTAATAGATATATCTAATGCTATATTGAATGCGTCATCTAACAATCAGTTTCAACAAGTTATTAATGATATAGACAATCGGACTGTTAGTGTGTTAGCTACAGCACATACGAATATGCGATCAGCATATACCAATTTAAAAACAGTCGCCGATAATATTGTTAATTCGTTTCTTCTTAATAATAATGAATTAGCGAACACATATCAAGCCGGGTTTGTTCTTTCAATCATATTAGACGGTTTAATTGGTAATATGGAGAGCAATCTAACAAGTATAAATAATACCATAACACATTTAGATGGTATTCCGATAAGTTCTAGTTTAGCCAATAATATTATAATCGTGTATAGGGATTTAATTGCTATTATAAATGCGAATAACTTAGTTCCGCTAATTCAAAATATTACTTGGTATATATATGGAGTATGGGTAAATTCCCCACACTTACAAGTATTCACCCTAGATTATCTATTAGGTTTTAGTAGTGATTTTGCGGTTGCTTTACAAACATTTATTAATTCATTATATTTATTTACTCCGGAGTCTTTACAAATAATATTAAATGGTGATGGCTCGCCGGTTGTTACAAATATTTTAACTTATTTAAACAATTTATTTACCACCGAAAATACGAAATTAACTACTAAACAAAACCAATTACCAACACCACCACCGGATGCTTGGATTAATGCCTTAAATTCTCAAGATAACATAACGAACGCAAGTAATATTGTAACTAGTAAGAATACTTTATGGTCAGCAGCACAAACTGCTTATAATACGGCATTATCAAACGTTTTAGCCGACATACCATTTACTCCTTCCGGTCCACTTTCTAAAAAAGATGCGTTTGATATTACATCCACTAATTGGGCCGAGGTTTTCAGTGACTATAATGTAAAAAATTCAATTATGATGGAACTTTCGGCAAATCTTCCGTTTGCACAAAGTCAAGAATTTCAAGCAGATTGTAACGCGAGAGAAGCATCTAATATACTAAAACTCTCAAATATAGCATATGCGACATTTAATCCATATTGTTCAACTGAGCCCGTAAATACTATTCCAACACGAAGCTATAATCCCGAATTTCTAACTACAAACAGCAGAGATTTTGCGCCACCTCCGCCAGACCCACCGAATTTATGGTCACGCGCAACTTTATCTTGTGTGAATTCTGATCTTTATTCACAAGAACAAATCGCCATGCGCCGAAAAGCCGAGGTTCTTAAATATAAAGGCAATCAAAATCCCTTAACAAAAAAACAAGAATGGTCTAATATAGTTAACGGGAATGGTCCCTTGGGCAAAAAAGTATGGGCAACTCAGAATGATTTAGGCTCTAACCCGAATGTGTTTAATCTCCCGCAGGTTGGTAATACACTGATTTTATGTCCAGATAATAAGAATTATACGCTTTTAACAACATTAACCGACGATATAAATAATTTTGGAAAAATTGTAAGCATAAGCGGAGATGGTAATACATTAGCAATAAGTAATTCTCAGCAAAAAAAGATTTATATTTATACAAAAAATATAAATAATATTTGGTCATTAACAACTACATTAAGTCAACCAACTATTGATACTTTTGGACAAAGTATGCAACTTAGTTATGATGGAAATACACTCATTGCTGGAGCGTATTTTTATCCATTTATAACTCAGGAAGGGATAATATATATATATGAAAACATATTATCGGTTTGGACACAGACCTTTAGTTATAGTGGAACTATTCTTAACCAACGATTAGGTAAAACTGTAAGCATCAGTAACGACGGTTCAATAATAGCAATAGGGTCACAAAACGGCGATTTCCCTGATAGTAGGGGAAAAATCCAAGTATTTGAAAGAGCTGGAACTGACTGGTCTGCTCCAACAGGTCCTATCTTAATTGATGATGGTTTTATTAGTTCTGTACAATTAGCAGATTTAGGATTATTTATAAGTGGAGATGGAAATTTTATTGCTGCAACTTCTTCAACTACTGTACGTGTATACAAAAAAACTATTCCTTCTTGGCCTGCAACACCGCCCAGTCAAACACTAACTATTTCAAGCAATGGTAATGTATACTTAGATACAAATGCGAATTATTTATGTGTAGGCACCTTATCCGGAAATATATCATATGTATATACCTATAATACAACAACCGGTTTATTTGAACCACAACAATCATTTAATAATTTAGATGGACCATCACAAACTAATATTATTATAAGTCCAGATGGAAAATATATTGCTATTGGTTTACCAAATGTTAATTCAAATACGGGTGTAGTATATATATATAAAATAATTGATAATACTTGGAATTTAATAGAAAAAATATATGGCGATAGAATTAGTAGTATTTTTGGTACAAGTCTTAGTTTTAATAATGATGGTTCTACCTTAGTTATTGGAGCTTCATCGTCTGATGCTCAACCAGGAAAAGCATATATTTATTTTAGAAATGAAAAGAATATAATATGTGCGCCTTCTTCAGCAAGTGATGTGCCGGGAAATTCAGTTTTATGTTATGACCCAGCCGTTCCGCTCGTGAATTATCTTCCACCACCACGCACTTACCTTGCGGGGGGCACGAAATGGCCCCAATCTACATGGAAACCAGGCGATAATGGGTTTCCCAGAGGAAAAAAAGGTAGTATGAGCATGTTATTTCAATAACATAAAATATAAAACATAAAATATAATATATAGGTTTAGAACCATCAAATATATTATATATTTTTTATAATGATAGAAGACGATGCTATTAAAAAATCTATTTTTAATCTGCCAATAAGTTTTTTGGAAAATAAACGTGAAATAGAATCGCACGTTATAACAGATTTAGAATTAAAAAAAACGGAAACGACCAAGTCCCTCTATGATTATGTGTTTATACCCGAAACAGTATTTGCCGAAAAAACAATTCCACTCTGGAATAAATATTACACAACAGATAAGAATTTTCTTAAAGATTCGCAAAAATTAATCAAAAAAATAAATAAAACAAAAATAAGTAAGAAAAATGGAGAGAATTCAGAAAGAAATAAAGAGGAAGAGCATATTCAAAGCAACCAGACCCAACATAGTAATGTAGAAACCGTCTGGAAGGAGATAAAAGCCGAAACCGGTTTTGTTGAAAAATATCATTACCTAGATTGGTCATTTTTTGAAAAGTTTAATAATAATGCGCAATTTCTTCAGATTCTAAGTATCTACAATATGTCTTCACCTGCTCTATCTTTAATGCTGCCAGTCATGTTTTTAATTCTACCCTTTTTTATGTTAAAACTTCAAGGCATTCCGCTAACAGCAGGAAAATATATTGAAATACTAAAACAAATCTTCAAAAATCATCAGATCGGGCAAATATTTAATATAGCAAGTGCGAGTTGGGATAAATTGGTCTATGTTATCATATCCTTTGCTTTTTATATATTACAATTTTATCAAAATATAATATCATGTATTAATTTCTGTAAGAATATGAAAAAAATACACGAGCAATTATTTATTACCCGGGATTATCTAAAAACAACATTGGAGGAGATGCGCGTGTTTAGAGAACATTGTAAAAATTTACCCACCTATAGCCCCTTTATTGCGGAAATGGATAAATATTCAATTGTGCTTCAACATATGTATGATGAATTTAGCATTATCACACCAAATAAGGTTTCCTTTAAAAAATTTATCCAAATCGGCCACATTATGAAATGTTTTTATCAACTCAATAAAAATAAGAGTTATCAGGAATCACTGGAATATGCCTTTGGTTTTAGCGGATATATTAGTAATCTAAATGGGTTGTGTAAAAATATAAAACGGAAGAATATTTCCGCCTGTAAATTAAGTAAAAAGGATATAAAATTCACTGGCGCATTTTTTCCTACTTTGGTAAATAACAATCCTATTAAGAATGATTATACTTTAGATAAACATGTATTAATTACTGGGCCAAATGCGGCAGGCAAAACAACCCTCTTGAAAACCACCATTTTCAATATCATCTTATCGCAGCAAATAGGCTGTGGTTTTTATAAATCCGCTAGAATAAATCCCTATGATATAATTCATTGTTATATTAATATACCGGATACCTCAGCCAGAGATAGTCTTTTTCAAGCAGAGGCAAGACGCTGTAAAAATATATTAACGCAAATAGCTGAAAATAACAATAAAATAAGACATTTTTGTGTTTTTGATGAACTCTATTCCGGCACGAATCCCTATGAAGCAATCGGCAGTGCCTATGCTTTTTTAACCTATTTAAATAAACATAAAAATGTAAAATTTATTTTAACTACACATTATTTGGATTTATGTAAAAGATTAGAGGTTTCAGAAGAAACCATAGAAAATTATAATATGAAAATTATAACTGACGAATCAAATGCGAATAATGAATTTAAATATACATATAAATTACAACACGGTATATCGCATATAAAAGGTGGAGTTAAAGTATTAAAGGATTTAGACTATCCAAAAGAAATTATAGAGAGAACAACAAGTATTATAAAGGAACTGATATTATAAAGGAACTGATATTATAAAGGAACTGATATTATAAAGGAACTGATATTATAAAGGAACTGATATTATAAAGGAACTGATTATATAATATAATTTAATATATACGTTTAATAACAATTTAAAATATATTCTATTTTTTTAATAATGAAGTTGTTTGGTATTGAAGGAAAAGGATTGATTATATCTGTAGGAATTACAATTATTATGTGCGGCGCGGTTACTTATTACTGCCATATGCGTGTAAAAAATGTGGAAGTCGCTTTAATGAAACAAAACCAAGTGCTTACCTCATTTATTACAAATGTTCAAAGTGAAATACGCAAAGGAGGTTTAATAGATAATGCGCACGTCGATTTATCTTCGCCTGAAGCACGCAATGCGGTTAAAAATCTCGAAAATAGCAAGATAGAAGTGTCGGATGATGAGGATGCTAGTGCTAGTGAAGATGAAACAGATGCTAGTGATTCAGATGATGACGAAGATGATAGTGCTAGTGAAACAGACGCAGGTGAAACAGACGATTCAGAATCAGACGATGACGAAGAAACAGATATATCTAATTCAATTAAAATCAGCAAGGAAGATATAAAAATTGTTGATATACAAGTTGGTTCATTAAATGATTTTATGAATGATAGTAAAATAATAGATTTAGAAGAAATAACTGATTTCGCAAATCTTCATAATGAAACTGAGGAGGATGATTCGGATGACGAGAGCATTAGCGATGATGAAAGCGTAAGTGCTACTGAAAAAGTAAGTGCTATTGCTGTTAAAAATATTAAGCCAGAAGTTAAAAAAATAAATCTTTCGGAGATTATTGTAGACAATAAACAAGAACTTTTGGTCGAAGTTGATGTGGAGTTAGATGAAAATGAAGAAACGAATAGTTTTATTAAGAAAATAGTTAAAACGGAAGATAAAGAAAAGACGTCGAATATTAATAAAATGAAAATAGACGAATTAAGAGAGAAAGCAGTTTTAAGCGGGTTAGGAACAATTGAATCTTTAAAAAAACTTAAAAAAGCTGATTTAATAACATTATTGACAAATAATAAACAATAATAAATAATAAATAATATTTTATTTTATTTTCTTCTTAATGTATAATAAATGAGTTGGGGCACTTGTTATACTGGATCTAATAATATACATTTTAATTTTCCACCGATAATGGCTGATGGTAGAAATTTTGCCTCTTGGCAACCAGGCGCGGTTGTTAATGAAAAAATTAGACAAGAATCCGGTATTAAATCAAATTGGCAATACCGTAAATATTTAATGGAAAACGCCGACCAGATTATAAAATATAATCAATTAGGCGCCTGCGAACAATCTAGTGGTGGTCTAGTTAATTATGGCGGAGAAGAAAAATTAAACGGCAGTCCGTTTTTATATGTAGTAAATTCTAATTTAGAGAATTCTCAGCCCTTTGGCTATGAAAATAGTGATTTAAAAAATAGTTATTTAACTAGACAACAACTCCAAGAAAGAATGGTTGTCCCGGTGATTACGCAAGAGCAACTTATAATGCAAGTAAAAGGGAAATAAGTATATATGAAATATGAAATAAGTATATATGAAATATGAAATAAGTATATATGAAATAATATAATTATACTTTAATAATATATTAAATATATTTATTATATTTAATACATTATTTAATATAATGCAACTGATAAGCATTGATGTTGGTATTAAAAATTTAGCATATTGTATCCTTGAAAAAAATGCTAATGCTAATGCTAATGCTAATGCTAATCCTAATGCTAATGCTAATGCTAATGCTAATGCGGAGAATGCTTATAAAATTATCAAATGGGACTCTATTAATTTATGCGGTGATGAACCGAATTGTCTACAATGTAAAAATAAAGCATCCTATACAAAAAATGAATTAAATTATTGTTTAACACACGCAAAAAAAACAGGATTTATTGTCCCTACAAAAGATAAATCACCCTCGGCGATTAAAAAAATGAAAATAGAAGATCTTAGCTTACTCGCAACTGAATATAAAATCACAATAGATGTTAATGATAAAAAAAACGTAATATTAAAAACAGTAATAGATTATTTTAATAAAAATATGCTGGAAAAAACAAATAAAACATCAGCAAATAGTTTGGATTTAGTTACCATAGGAATATCTCTCAAAAAGGAGTTTGATAAAATAGTTCCGCTCGTAAATATTGACCAAGTTATTATTGAGAATCAAATAGGTCCTATCGCAAATAGAATGAAAATGATACAAGGTATGATTGCGCAATACTTTATTATGTGTGGGATTCCGGCCGTAACTTGTGTTTCTTCGATGAATAAATTAAAAGCATTTACGGAATCTGACACAAATAAAAGCGACCACACCAAAGGAGACAAAAGCGAATATAAAGATCGAAAGAAATTAGGCATAGATATAACAAAAGGTATAATTGCGGATATGAAAGATTGGATTCCTTTTTTTCTAGCGCATAAAAAAAAGGATGATTTAGCAGATTCTTTTTTACAAGGTATCTGGTTTTTACAAAATAAATATGGATTAATTATTAATTATTAAATATAAACATAATATATAATGACTAGAATTCAAGGTATGGGTTCTAATAGATCGACTAATCGGCCAAATGGAGGCGGCCCAAAAAAACAAGGAATTCCGTCAAAAATTGGTCGCCCGGCAAACTTAATGCGATTTGTATCGATACAATCAAATCCTGGACCGCCTGCGCCTAGTGCGCCTAGTGCGCCTAGTTGTATAACGTATGCGAACGCTTTAATTAATAACTCAACTGTGGGTTCACGTGTGATGGATTTTATCGGTATTGACGGTGCTAATTCAGGATTTGACTTTTCACTAGTGACAGCCGGATGGAAAATTTCTAATGCTGCCGGGTTTAGCGGAACAATTCAGACGGCTGCTCTTGATAGTACTCCTTCAAAGATATTAACAATGATGATAGCAGTTGGTTTTACCGGGACATTTCCTGCTAGTGGGACTAGTGTAACACTTACCAATTGTTAATTAAATATATATATTTAAAAATAAATATATATATAATTGCGGATTACTTAAAATTATATGTTGTTAATCTATCATAATAATGGCTGAAGTTATAGACATTGATACTTTAGATGAACTCCCGGTAATAAATTTAAATAGAGATAGGTCATCTTCATTTAAACCATCTGTAAATTTTGGTGGTGGTTTAGAATTACTGATGAATGATAAAAAAAGGAATGATGGTGGAAAAGGAAATTCGGAAATAGATTTAGATGATATCACAGAACTGGAAAACGATTTAAACGACCTTTCAAATGAGCCGGTAGTAAATACAAGAGTAAAAGCAAAATCTGATATATTTAACAGTGGATTTAAACTTAAGATTGATAAAATGGATGAGGAAGAGGAAGATTATGGAAATGAAAAAATTAGTAACGCAAGTGTAAACGCAAATACCGGCGGATCAAAAATAGGCATTGCTACTTCAAAATCATCTTATAATGATGATAAAACGTGGGATGGTTTCGGCAAATTTAATAATATTCCAATTAATCCCGATATGGAATTATCGGATAAACCAAAATTGTCGCCCGAAGAGCTCTTGCGGGAAAAGTTTAAGGTTTTGCGGAAATTAGAAGCAATTGAGCACAAAGGCGCGAAACTAACCAAGAAATATTCCATGGAATCTTCTTTAGAGGAAATGCAAGGCGAATATGAAATGATTATCGCTGAAAAGGAGAAATCGAACAGTTGTAAATTTCAAGGCCGGATGTTAATGGCGGCAGTGACCGGCTTGGAATTTTTAAATAATCGATTTGACCCTTTTGATGTAAAATTAGATGGCTGGTCGGAACAAATTAACGAAAACATTGATGATTATGATGAGATTTTTAGCGAACTTCACGAAAAATACAAATCAAAAGCAAAGATGGCCCCCGAATTGAAATTATTGTTTCAACTTGGAGGGTCGGCGATTATGGTGCACATGACGAATACGATGTTTAAATCATCTATGCCGGGTATGGACGATATTATGCGACAAAATCCAGACCTTATGAATCAATTTACGCAAGCGGCTGTGAATAGTATGAGTAATACCAATCCGGGTTTTAGCGGATTCATGAATAACTTTATACCCGGTTCGGGTGGAAATGCATCAGCTCCTCAAGCAAATAATTCCCGTGGGCCGCCGCCTGCCCCGATGCAGACGCAAAATGCGCGCAGTCAACGCGCCTCGACCGCCCCCAGCAATCGGCCCGATATTGCGCAATCCCGACGAGCCGATGATGGCGTGAATATTCAAGAACGCTTTGGAAATGTCGGGCCTGAACCCGCCGAAAGAAGCAGTAAACGGCCAGAAATGAAAGGTCCCACCGACATTAGCGATTTATTATCCGGTTTAAAGACAAAGACGATTAATATACAGCAACAATCGCAAAATCAACCCCAGCAAATTCAACCCCAGCAAAATCAGCATACAAATAATACCTTAAATATCCATGAATTAAACGATATATCAGACCTCAAGCAACCTCTTAAAACCAAGCGAAAACAAAAAAGCGATAAAAATACAATAAGCTTGGACATTTAAATATTTTTTATATGAATAAATTTTATTTTATAAAATATAAAATTTATTAGATGCTATATGATGCTATATGATGCTATATGATGCTATATGATGCTATATGATGCTATATGATGCTATATGATGCTATATGATGCTATATGATGCTATATGATGCTATATGATGCCATATTATTTTATACTATACTATCATCTAAATCAAATTGTATAACAATACTATTTCTATTGATAGAATTATTGTAAACAGTATTAATAAATTCATTATGAATAGAGCCATCTAAATTATCAATAACTTCATCTTTTGTTGGATATCGCTTTTTTTCACTATTAAATTTGTCAATAAATCTTTCTATGATAATTTTATTATTATTATTTTCTATTTCTAGTTTTGTCGGGCCTGTATTTTGATATATTTTAATCTCTTCTTTCCTCTTATAGATAGAATAGGCAGTAGGTTCTATTGACCCGCATATATCTGGTTTTTTTAATTCTCTAAAGTTTAATTGTTTCTTATTAAGCTGTGCTTCTTGGCTATTAATCTTTAATTCTCCCCCAGAAAATGTATCTATAAATTTCTTTACAACTTTATTTGACAACGATGGACTTGTCTCAACCAGACGGTCAAATTCTTCTTTAGCATGTTTTAATAATTGAAGCACTGGAGTGCGTTCATTTGGTGCTTTAGAAAGTTCTATTTTAATACTTCTATAAAATTTGCCCCACGCGATTGAGCTTACCCGATGTGATTCATTTAATTCTGATATTTTTAGAAACTGCTGTATGGTGGTTAAAATTCCAGCAATTAAATTTACCGCCCCAATGCCCATTGTAGCGACATTTATATATTCCTCCGGTATTCTGTCTTGGGCAAAATTGGCTGTTCCGGTAAGTGTACTCATGATAATAACTGGTATGGTAAACCATGTATTTTTTCTAGAGTATTCAGTGTGTGCTTTATTATGTAACCATTTATAACATAATGCTTTATCGGCCCAATCTACTAATATATGGTCATGTTCCTCTGTCCACTCTACATAAGGTTGTGGTTTTCTTGAAGTTTCACTAGAACTTATAGTGTCTGTTTCATTATATTCATTTTTAATATTTTCATTTTTAATATTTTCATTTTTAATATTTTCATTTTTAATATTTTCATTTTTAATATTCTCATTTCTAGTATTTTTATACATTTTATTATATATATATATGGAAAAAAATAATATTATTGTTATGGATATAAAATCAAATTTCAATTATATAAAAGAATTGCGTTCAAATATAAATGATATTTTTATAGAAGTTAAAGAGAAATTAAATGCGCTTGATAAAATATATGTAGAAATTATTAATACACATAAAAATAATGATTATACATTTGGTATTGATTCCTTTTATTTTCAAAATAAATTAATAGAAATAGAATATGAAAACATGAAATCCATATTTATTGGAATAAATAATAGAATTTATTGCGAATACTATAAACTGTATAAAATGATATATACATATATTGAGGCAGAATTAAAAGATACTATTTTGATAGAAAAATTAAATCAAAAAAAAAATTATCCTGTTTATAAAGATTTAGAACCCCTAAAAACTTATAATTTTGATTTAATTATTGATATACAGAGAAATATTATAGAAACAATTGAATTTTTATTTAGTTATTTATCAAATAAAGAAGCTGAATTAAGAGCTGTATGTACAACATCCGACTTAGGGATTAATATTGAAAATATAGTTAATTATCAAACGTATTCAAATACTTTGTTAAATGAAAAAATAAATATATTCTGTAAATATTTAAATGTTTTTCATAAACATCATAATAAATATTTTAGTAGACTATTAATAAAAGGTAAAATGATGATAGGGATTGTTAATGAAGATATTCATCTTAAAAAAGGCGATAACAAAAAATCCTTTATACAAAGTAGTGGCTTACAAAGTAGTATACTAAAACCGCTGTCATCAATTGATGAAGATGATGAAAGGAATATTAAAAAATTTATTAATTATGATAATTTTGATAAAAATTTACAAAATGAATTAAATTCTATTATATCAAATATTCCTCAAAATAATACTCAAAATATTCCTCAAAATAGTCCTCAAAATATTCCTCAAAATAATACTCAAAATAGTGCTCAAAATATTATTATTTAATTTTTATATACTATCATATTTTTAAATTTTCTTAGGCTTTTTAGGCTTAAACTACAGTATCGCTTATCTCAATTGGTTGATTTATGACGACATTGCTGGTCAACATGGAAAGACGTCTTTTTTTAGAAGGGTCTTCTTTAATTTGAACCCAGGTAATATTTTTCCGAATACATATAAGTCGTATAAATATAAACATACAATCAATACAATAATTGTTATCGTTGGCGCGTTTTAAGGTCGACATTGATTTAAATAATTTTTCTAAACTAACTAACCGTGCGATTTTTTCCTCACGAGTGTAAACGCGGTTATAGTAAATTTCGTCAAATTCATCGCCAATTTTCGCCCAATCTTGTAAGATTTGTTGATTTTGGGTGAGTTGCTCATAGGGTTTGAAAAAACTATTAAAGATGGAGACAAAAAGCGTCACGCTGCTTAAAATGGTGGTGGTTTGCGGGCTCAATAAAGTTTGGGTTGCCGCTTGACCGGTAGTAAGTGCGGTGAACACTACGATGGACAGGTTAATAGGCGTCGAAACATTACTCCAAAAGGCCGAGTAAATATAGCGTTTCCACCAATAATAGCCGATATCGGTATTAATTTTCTCAATATAGCCATTAATTTCATCTTCAATATCTTCTGTGTGCATGCCTATTTCGGTCTCCATTCTCTATATTAAGTTATGATAAAAATTTATCCGTATCATAATTTCAAGTTACCCTATACATTCAAGTGAACTCGTAAATTCACTTGAATAAATATTTATGCTTATTTTTTATGCTTATTTTTTATGCTTATTTTTTATGCTTATTTTTTATGCTTATTTTTTATGCTTATTTTTTATGCTTATTTTTTATGCTTATTTTTTCTGCTAATATTTTTTTTAATATTTTTATATAAGCCAACTTTTTTGCTCTTTTTTTTCCCACCTTTTACTAATTCTGATTGTTGTTTCTTTTTTAATTCTTCCTCTTCTTTTTTTTTACGCTCATCATCTCTCTTCTTTAATAATAAATATCTTTCTTTTTCCTCTAATCTTTTTCTCATATTATCTTCTTCTTTCCTTTGTTCTTCCTCTTTCCTTTTTATATTTTCTTTTTCTAGTTTTTCCCTTGCCTTATCATATTCACTTTTCGTAACAATAATTTGCTTTGGTTTTTCAAATAAATTTAATGGCGTATCAAAATAATACATAAATTGATTTTCTAATTCTGCTGCTTTTTCAGAACAAGATAGTCGGTTAAAATCGGCCTGACTTGGTTGGTCAGAACCGACAGGAATATCAAGGAAAGTCAGTTCTAAAGCACCAATATATATGGTCTTTACTTTGCTAGCTAAAGCTTGAGAACTAGCTAATGCGGGATTACTAGCTAATGCGGGATTACTAGCTAAAGCTTGAGAACTAGCTAATGCGGGATTACTAGCTAAAGCCTGAGAACTACTAGCTAATGCCTTATAATTCTCTGTAGTTTTATAATCATTATATGATTTTTCTTGATAATCGCCGTCTATATAATTGCTTTTAGCAATAACAAAATTCTGATTTCTATATGAATATTTCGATTTATTAGGGAAGAAAATACTTTTTATAAGTTTTATATTATTATTTAATACTTCCTTTTTTTTCTTTTCATAATCCGGGTCTCTATTATCTAATATTTCTTGTTTGGTTGCTATATAATCAAGTAACGCACTAAAATCCGAATAGGATGTTAATAATTTTTTATAATCGCCGTTAATATAGGAGTAGTGTAAATCATTCATTGTTAGCTTTACACTGGGCGTAATAAACATAAAGACCTGGTCGGGCATGCTATCATATTTTTCATTTTTTTCTAATACTTTAAATTTTTTTGTTTTAATTCTAAATTGTAAACCTGAGATGACTGGAAGCGGCGTTAAATTTAATTCTATATGCGCAATATAACTTTTATCATTCATTTCATATTGACCGTCAATATAAGTACTGCCATTAATAATATATCTATTGTCTTTTATTTTAAATGTAGATTTTTGTGGGAAAAATATATTTTTAATAAAATTAATATTAAAATTTAAATTACTTATTGATTTTTTTGTATCATCAATCGGTACATTACCAATGCCGTTTTTTTCTATCGACTCTTTTACAAATTGTTTAAACTTATCATAAGAAGTAAGAACAGATTTATAATCCTCATTATCATAAGAAAGTTTTTTTGCTAATTTTACACTGTCTGTAATAAATATACTATCTTGCGTAGCAGGCTCTAGAGAAGCAGGCTCTTGCGAAGCAGGCTCTAGAGAAGCAGGCTCTTGCGAAGCAGTTTTTTGCGTACCAATAGAATATGTTATTTCTTCATTATTATCTTTTGTATAATTTCCTTTTGTTTTAATTTTAAAATTTATTACACTAATCATAATATTATATTATTGTAATATAATATTGTAATATTAATAATATTTAATTTTTTGTTCCACCATACTTATCAACGAATAAATCTTGTTTAGCCATATCATGCAATTTATTAAAAAGTCCAGGGTTTAAATTATCCAAATTATTCATATTAATAGAACCAACCCCTAATAATTGTTCTTGTTTATTTAATTCAATATTATTATCAACCTCTATTCCATGAGGAACTATAAAATATTCGTTTAATAATTGATCCGTCTCTTCTAAAGAAGTAGTTATACTTATTTGTCGTAAAATAGTGGTTATATCACTTGTAGTCATTATTCTTGCCCATTCACCCCTACCACCTCCAATTCCTGCCCATGAATCTATTACAATACAATATTTCAATTGTTTATATACTATAAAATGATGATATGTCTTACACCCCTTAACCGCAGATTGAATCGCAGACCGTTCATAAAATGTTATTATATTAGAACCCTCTATTAATTCTAAATCAAAAAAACCTGGTGTATTACATAATGCGTTCCAACTATAAGGCGAATTCTTGCCATATCCTGTAAGTATTGAATAAACATTTAATCCTGTATTTATAGCAATATTTTTTTCTTGATCGGATATATTAATATTACGTATCATGTACTCCCTATAAAAATACAATATTACACCAATCGCAGGAGCATTAAACCCGCAACATGACCGATGCGCGCGGTCTTTTAATCCTTTTGACCATGGACATAATTGTGATTTCGCTAAACATATTTGCCATTCATTTTGAAATAAAGTGTTTACAATATATGCATAAATAGTTAATAAATCTTGTGGTATTGGCTCACTCGGTATGTTTGCTGTTTCATTATACATGTATATAGGCGTATACAAATTAGATTCATTTTGTGCTGGCAGTTTTCCAAAATAAATAGGAGGATGATAGTAGGCTATAGAATTATATGGAATATAAGAATATGGATGCGATATTGGATTTACCTGTTTCCACCCTTCAGCAGCATTTGGGTTAAATAAATTTTCTACTATATCTCCTTGCGTTATTTTTGTTAAAATTTCATTATTATAATAATGGTTTATTGCATCCTCTCCGCCATACAAACGCATTTTATTATATTTTTTATTACCTTTTTTATTATATTTTTTACTAGTTTTTTTACTAGTTTTTTTATTATATTTTTTACTAGTTTTTTTATTATATTTTTTACTAGTTTTTTTATTATATTTTTTTAATTTTAATTTCATATTTATAATAATAAAATATTATTTTATAATATTAAATTATTATTTTATTAAATTATTAAATTAAGGTCGAAGTAGTAGCCAAATGACTTAAAAATGCTCCTTGAAGATTTTTTTTCCTTTGTTTATCTGCTCTTTTTAATATTTCCAAGGCTTTTTCTTCTTCCTGTGCTGAAATGTGTCCATCATTATTAGTATCTATTAATGTTTTAATTTGTTTCATTCTTTTAGGTATAATACAATGTTTACTTTCTTCGTGAAATAAAATATTAGAAACGATAAAAAAGGCCGATGTAATAATAATTGATATCAAAATATCGCGGGTAGCGGTAAAAGAAATCGCAAATATTATCAATTCACGTGTTACTGAATTTCTTAATAGTTGTTCTTGTGTTTTACTAAACCCAAAATCTACATATTTTGATCCGACATTTAAAGTCAACATCAATATCGCCATAACTAATTTACTATTATTCACGCCGCTTAAATATCCGTTTAATGATTCAAACATCTTATTAAAGGTGTAGAATATTATTTTACAGAATACGAATATTATTTTATTTATATATAAAATAATTTTATAAATTTTGAGTATAAAATAATTTTATAAATTTTGAGTATAAAATAATTTTTTATTTAAGTATAAAATAATTTTAAGTAGTATCTAAAAATAATAATATCTGATTTTCATATAGGAATGAGTTTAGCATTATATGCATCACCCATAAATAATGATGAACCTATGAGTAATATGAATAATAGTATGAATAATAATAATATGAATAAGAATAACATTGATAAAAAACGCAATATCAGAAAGACTACTATTAAAAATAGGTCACCGCCGCATGTTCAAAAAATGATTAAAACTATATATGAATCTTTTGGCGACGAAGAAAATGAAATAGCAGATTTTACTCCCCCACCTCATGCCGAACAAACAAAAATACCCCAAAATAATTATTCAAGCGAATTACTTGATAATAAAAATTTAGGAATATCTGAAAATTCGGAAAATTCAGAAAATGATTCTAGTGTAAATAAAGAAGCATTTAATACATTACCAAGCACATATTCTAAGGATTATTATAAACAGTATGTCCCTTATTATAACCAAATGAGTCAAAACAGCGGAAATAAAGACCAGTTATTGGAAAAACTAAATTATATGATTCATTTGCTAGAAGAACAGCAAGACGTAAAAACCGGCCACGTGATGGAAGAAATTATATTATATTCTTTTTTAGGCGTATTTATGATTTTTATTGTAGATTCTTTTGCGCGCGCGGCTAAATACACGCGATAAGTTTTTACACTTTGAAATATCATCGTAACATATAATTCATGTGATTTCTTACTTTTTATTACTCTTTCTGATGCTCTTTCTTACTCTTTCTTCTGCTCTTCCCATTCACATATTTGGTCTCCATTTTCATCGTATAAAACTTCGCAGCACTCATTAAAGCATTGTTCGCACAATGTCGATTGACACTCTTTACAATAATTAATAGTTACACTTGCCGATGTATTTCGGCAAGTGTCGCATAAAATAAATCTCAATCCAGGTTCTGTTTTAGTGTCCCAATCAGAAGGTTCGTCGCATGAAATTGCGCAGCAGTCATTAAAGCATTGTTCGCACAATGTTTCTTCGCATTCTTGACAATAATTAATATTATTTTCTCCTTCTGATGTATTTTCGCAGTTGTCGCAGGTAATAAAACTTGTATGCGCCATTGTGATTTCTTCCTATTTGTTATAAGATGTTATCAATAACAACCCATTTCAATTTTATGTATATATAAAATATAAATATATAAAATTGAATTAATATAAAATTGAATTTTATATATAAATAAATGTCCTTTATCGATCATAACCATTTACAAAAAAATAAATGGTATAAACTCATAGGCAACTATTCTGAATACGACCTGAATGTAAATTATATAGAAAATGAGACCTACTTGGGTGAAATGTATCAAATATTATTTGGACATGTAATGGGAGGTGAGCGTGATGTATATTATTGTTTTAAAGATTCAAATGATAAAAAATATAGAATACAAGATTATTATATAGAAAAACAAGGAATTAAGTTTGAATTAATAAATTAATCAATAAAAAATCAACGCATTCTTGCTCGGTACAGTATAACAAGCATAATTATATAAAAAAAAGGCCGTCGGGCTTTGAAATAATACATTTAATAAATTATTTCGTAAATATTCTATAAGTTTTCCTGCTTGGCCAATGTCTTCTATTAAAAGTATATTTGTTTTTAATTTTTCTTTACACTTATTGAGAGAAATATTAAAGCCGGTAATGTATATATTTATATCAATAAGCTTATTATCAATAAGCTTATTATCATATAAAGAAAAAAAACATTCAATCGCTTCCTCCTTATCATAAAACAGAGTAGGTCGTCTAAACGCATACGCGGATATAAGGTTGTTGTTTTGAATAACCCCATAAATATAGATATTTTCAGTTTTAAGCAGATTTAACATATTCGATAAATCCGGCATAATAATACAATCAAAATTTTTAGACTGCGAATAGATAAAATTTACGAATAAAGTTAATTGATTTGAGCCAATTTCTATAACATTAATAACACCCGGATTCATTTTTTGTAACATACTTATATTAAAGCACGTGGTTTTATAGGTGGTTAACGGCACAATAGCGTTTAACTCGCCCTCCCGTTTAAATAAACAGGTTTTTATTTTTGGGTTATTTTTTCTAAGATTATAATAATGCGTTTGAATTGTTTTTGGCGCGATTCCGTCCTTTCTATAATCGGGGTGAACGCATAAATTGTCTACATAATACAAAGTAAACGGCGGTTTCCCCTTTAAAGTTATATTTAGTGGTCGGGCCGTTAAGACTGAGATAATATCATCTAATACGCTAGAGGGTTCATCCTTTTCAAATAATAATTTTGGTATTTGATAGATAGAGAGATAAGATTCGTTATTGCTCGATTTAAGATATTCAACTATGTTATTTTTTGTGGGAATATATTTTGCGCTAGGCGATTGAACATAATAGGCTTTAATAAAATTACAAGCACGGTCAAGTAAGTTCTCGTTTATATCCGTGATTCCATATGTTTTAATGTCTAAGATATTTGTATACTTATTTATTTCCGGCATTTTGTCGGATATAAGACCGGGCGGATTAAGCCAATACCAAATATTATATATATGAAAGACCGGCTGTGTATACCAAAATTTCATTTTAATTCTTATATAAGCCGTTAAACTTATATAAAATAGTAAGACAAATAGTATCAAATATATAAACCACATTTTTTTATGTGTTTGATATATATAAAGTTGTTTAAACCCTATATTTAACCAATTAAGTCGGTTTCTGTAAAATATAAATAAATTGATTTTCATACTGACATTTCAACATATCTATTTTCACATCTAAAATAAAACCGGCGTCTTTTGCTATACCCAGAATCTCTTTTTGTGTTTCCATATAAAAGTTATGTTCATTTTGCCTCACGCTGCCATTATTCTTTTTAAAGGTTTCATTAAACACGGCAATATTTTCTTTTTCCTTTAAATTAAAATTTGCTTTATATTCAAATTGGTCAAAATTAACCACTGACGAGGTTATACGTTTTTTCGCGTAATCTTGGGGCGAAACTATACCAAACGGACTGCCTGCCGGAATAATCGGGTCAAACTTGTTCCGGTCAACTAAATGTATGGCTAAAAATCCGCCCGGTTTTAACCAGTTCATACAATTATTAAAAAACATGCGTTTATCCTTGATATAATACAGGGTAAAGTAAAGACAAGTAATATGGGTAAAAGTGCTCGGCGCGAACGACATTGAGGCTAAAACATCGACATTTTGATATTCCATATCAGGATAATTTTTCTTGGCTTTTTTAATCATCGCCAAGGAGGTATCTATACCGATGGCTTTATAGCCATTGTCGCTTAAGTTTTTAACATGGTGGCCTGTACCTGAACCAATGTCTAAAATATAACTTTCTTTTGTGGGTTTTGTGCTATTAATAATATGTCCGATTTCAAAATTATCCTTTAATTTACTAAATACCAAATCATCGTAAATATTAACATAGAAATCATCATAGACATCTGTGCCTTTTTTTACGATAAACTCATTTGTTCGCTCTTCGAACCCTTCCTTATTCTTGTTCTTAATTCCAAAGGTGGCTATTAGATTTAAAATTATAAATGCGGTTAAGATATAAAATATTTTCTGTAATAAGGTGGTTTTATAAAACGATTTAAATGATTTTTTTATTGAAGATATAATATTCGTAGATGATTTCATAAGTGTATTCATCTGTGTATATGTATTATAGTTATTTTTTTTGTATATAATTGTTTTATATGAACGATATTGAAATTAATGATAAAAGACAATCCATGGATTTTAAAGGCGAAACTTTTTCTAAATTTCAAAAATCGAGAGTAAAAACCGAATTGATAAATTCGCTGGTTTCTTCAAAAGTTGAGCCCGCCTGTTATTGGTCGGCTGAATTAATTTGCGCTGGACAGTTCGGCGATTTATGGGATATTATCATACTTTTTATTAGTCGCTATATTCATTTAGGTAATCCTAAATTGCCTATATATATCTCTCTTAGATTCAAAAATTTTAAAGATATTTTATCTAACGGCTACACTGACAACGAATTAAGATTAAGAAATAACCCCAAAATAAGACAATTATTTTCAGAGATTATTTGCGTTTTATGTCATTCCCGGAAAAAACATAGTTTTGAACCGATAAAAATAAAAAAGGAAGATGAATTTAATATGGCGCATATGGCGTCTCGTTTAAAAGCACCATCCATTACTTATGGGAATAGTGTGTTTAGAAAAGATGACCCGAAAGAACTTTATATCGCCATAAATGAATTTTCTTACCATGTTTCACCTGAATCTAAAAACGTAGTCTCGGCTTGTTATTGGCTAGAATGGTTGTTGGAATTTGAATCTATTTGTAAACAAAAAAAAGATCACTGTGTATGCGAAAATAGACACTTTGCGCCCGTACAAACAAAGTTTCAAAATGATACTATCTGGATCGTGTGGGAAGTCATTATAAATGAAGGAAAAAATAAAAATATGCCTATTATCAATAAAATAATTAACGCTTTATTAGAAATGTTTAGCATTAAATATACAAGTGGCGTAAAAAAGCGAAGAAAATTTATTATCTATTTTGCTATTGCTTTATTGACTGAGCCAGTAGATTTAAAGATAGACATGATTCATAATAAAGAAGAAATAGATACTATTGTGAAAAAAATAGGCATTGTGTATAAAGAAATTAAAAAAAATGAAATTACACCCGAAACCGATTATCTTTTTAACGGCTTAAGTGAAAAATCTTCATTTGATAAAACGATTGAACGGCTAGATAAAATGAATGAATTGTTAGTACCGACTAATTCGCAATAAAGATATAGGCTAAATGATATAGGCTAAATGATATAGGTAATAATGATATAGGCAATAATGATATAGGCTAAATCTATGATTATAAAATATTAATAATATATTATAATGAATATTCCAACGAGAGTATTTATTGTTCCTTATAGATCTCGCCCTAATCAAAAAGCAGAATTTTTAAAAAATATGAAACGATTATTAGAAGACTTAACTGACCCATATGAAATATATTTTGCGCATCAATGTGATACTCGCCATTTTAATAGAGGCGCTATGAAAAATTTAGGCTTTATTGCTATTAAAAATAAATATCCCAATCATTATAAAAATATTACCTTTATTTTTAATGACGTAGATACCTTTCCAAGTGAAAAAGGTATGATTGATTATATTACAACCCCTGGTATTGTTAAACATTATTATGGTTTTACATTTGCCTTAGGGGGGATTTTTTCAATAAGAGGGGCTGATTTTGAAAAAGCAAGAGGGTTTCCGAATTTTTGGGGTTGGGGTCTAGAAGATAATATAATGAATGATAGATGTATTAGTGCCGGCTTAACTATAAATAGGTCTTGTTTTTATGATATCAAGGATACAAGAATTAATCGACCTTTTGATGGATTTCAACGAACCGGTTCTAAACGTGATGCTAATGTATATAAACACGAAACGCCGGATAATGTGAATGATCTTACAAATATTAATTATACGATACAAAATGAATTTATTAATATAACCACTTTTGATTGTGTAATGAAACACGATGAACAAGAGTATTATTCAATTGATATTAGACAAGGCGGTAAAATGTTAGTTGATGGACGTTATAAACGCCGAGTGTGGAATATGGGTAAAATGTTTTCTTGATATATATAAAATGGATGCTAATAATATTATCACCGAAACGCCGAATCTTTCCTATGATAGTTCAACAACAAATACAGGAGGAGTGCCGTGGTCTACTATAATAAGATATTTTATGATTATTTTAATTTTAATCTTTTTAGGGTTTAATATATTTACATATTTAGGTAAAATTACCGAATGGCTTCTTGATTTGATTAAACCGGTATTGACATTTTTTGGGTATGGAATTGCGCAAACAACAAAACAAGTCGTTAGTGTGAGCGCAACCGGCACGAAAGGTTTAGTGGATGCGACGGCCGGAACCGTTACCGGCGGTATTGATATGTTAGCGAACGGTCTTTCGGCTAAAAAAAAGAGAGGAAAAAGTGATATGAAGGCATTAGATAATTCTATAAGAAATCAGCAAGCTGAGCCAATGCCCGATGATGCCGGCAGCAAAACGCAAGCGAGTAAAGCCCGAGGGAAAGCCGGTTATTGTTATATCGGCGAAGACCGAGGTTTCCGCAGTTGTATTCAGGTCGGTGAAGCGGATATGTGTATGTCGGGGGATATTTTTCCGACACACGACGTCTGTATTAACCCGAATTTGAGAGAATAAAATTTTAATAAAAATTTAAAATAAATATAATATTATATTTATTATATTTATTATATTATACAATTATATATGGCACATCGTCTAATATTTACGAATAATACACAGTTAAATCGTATAAACTATATTTCAGGCAGTGGAGTAGGCGCAGTCAGCGCATCTAGTCGTGCGGCACTTAAACGCAGGTCAAATGTAAATGCTACAACGGGGTTAAGGTGTTGTGATAAACAAACCACCAAATGTCCTATTTTTATTAATATTGATATTTCAAGTATTGCTACAACAGAGGATAACATAAATTATACACTTAATTTCCCTACAGCAATTCAAGAATGTCAGATATTAACTATAAATAATGGAATAACCCTAAATACTAACGGGTTTCAAATTTTAAACTTAGGCACAATTAACAACAGCGGCACAATAGACAACAGCGGTATTATCAGAAGAATAAGAAACGTTGGCGGCACAATTAACAACACCGGCGGCACAATTGACAACGCCGGCGGCACAATTGACAACGAAGGCGGCACAATTGACAACAGCGGCACAATTGACAACACTGGCGGCACAATTTCCAACAGCGGCACAATAGACAACACCGGCGGCACAATTTTCAACAACGCCGGCGGCACAATTTTCAACAACGCCGGCGGCACAATTGACAACGCCGGCGGCACAATTGACAACACCGGTATCAACAGCAGAATAGAAAACTTCAACGGCGGCATAATTAACAACACCGCCGGCGGCACAATAGACAACACCGGCGGCACAATTAACAACAGCTTCGGCACAATTTTCAACTTCGGCGGGTCAATTAACAACACCGCCGGCGGGACAATTTACAACGAAGGCGGCACAATTGACAACAGCGGCACAATTGACAACACCGGCGGCACAATATTCAACAGCAACAGCGGCACAATAGACAACACCGGCGGCACAATTAACAACAGCTTCGGCAGCGCAATTAATAATGCGGATAACACATTAACTTGTGGAATAGGATTTACTATAGGTACTGTTCCCGTGACAGGCAACACATGTCCTCCTCCTTGATAAACCATTTGTAAAAAAACTTATGACGATTTAGTCCATTTTTATTTTATGATAAACCGATTAGCATAAAATAAAAAACATAGTTATATATATTTACAATTGTGTTCCTGCCCAATTTTCCGTGAGTTCATTAATTTTTGTATGATAATACTCCTCAATCTCCTTCACTTTACGCGCGTCTCGTTGCGTCATAAAATTAATGCCTACACCCTTCCGCCCCCAGCGTCCACTGCGCCCAATCCGGTGGAGATAAGTATGAATACAATTCGGCACATCAAAATTAATGACCGTGCTGACTTGCTGGATATCGATGCCGCGCGCGGTGACATTCGACGAAATAAGCACTCGCTGTTTCCCGCTCTTAAACTCCTGATAACTCTTATTCCGCTCTTCTTTATCCATACTACTGTGAATCTGGCACACGGGAAAATTATCAGTTTGCATCGCCTCGTATAAATCATTCACCCGCTTCACGCTATTACAGTAAATAATACACTGACTCATGGAAATCATCCCATAAATATCCTTTAGCGTTTCGTATTTTTGGTCATCGTTTTCCAGCGCCACATAAAACTGACTAATGCCCTCTAATGTTAATTGCTCCGCCTTCACGAGAATTTTCACTGGATCGCGCATGAACCGTTGCGTTAAATTAGTCAGTTCGGGCGGCAGCGTCGCGCTAAACAACGCCACTTGGATATTCGTCGGCATAAACTGGAAAATATTATAGATTTGTTCTTTGAAGCCGGACGATAAAAGTTCATCCGCTTCATCAATCACGAGCAGCTTTAAATCTTTGGTGGGTAGCTTTTTGCGCTTAATCATGTCGTGAATGCGACCCGGACAACCAATCACAATTTGGGGCGGCGTATCGTAAAGCAGTCGGGTATCCTCCTCTGTCGAAGTGCCGCCGACTAAAAGTTGCGTTTTCAACTCGGGAAATAAACCACCTAAAGCATCGACCACATTTTTTGATTGTAACGATAATTCGCGGGTCGGCGAAATAATCATCACTTGTGGTGTTTTCTTTAAGGTATCCGCAATCTGTAGGGCGCTGATTGCGAAACAAGCCGTTTTACCCGTGCCGGATTGGGCCTGTGCAATCACATCCTTTCCAGAAAAAATAGGCAGAATGGCTTTTCGTTGAATGGGACTTGGTTTTTCAAACCCATAATTATATATCCCCCTTAAAAGAGGGATTTTGGCGTCTAATTCTTCCCAGCTACTTATTTCATTGATACTTATTTCATTGATACTTATTTCATTTACATCATTTACATTTGTATTTGTATTGTCTGTATTATCGTTGATAGGCTCGGACATACTATTAATACCATTTAATATTTAAGTTATATTTTATTAAAAATTGATATAAATATATATAATAATATAATATAACATACCATAAAATGAGTCTGTCTATTTCAAGTGTTCCTAGCACGCCGATAAATAAATTAATTCAATATACAAAAGAGGATTTTAATAAAATCTTAAATGATGGGTTTACCTACAATCTTGATGCGGAAACCATGAAAATTATTCAATCTATTGCTGATCAAGTTGGCGCACCGGAATATATAAGAACGCCTAAATTTGAAAAACGTGATTATAATAATTCAGAAAAGTACACATCTAGTGGTGGAGGTAATGTGCAAGGTGGGCAAGGCGTTAGTGGCGGTGCGCGAAAACATTATAAAGAAAGAGCCCAAGAAATTACTGACGCCGATTGGGAAAGCATCCGGCAATTTCAAGCAACGGTTATCGCAAAGAAGCAGGGCATTGACGCTTCGATTGACCAGATTAGAAAACATTTGAATAAAATGACCGCAAAAACATATGACACCTTAAAGGAGCAAATCATAAAAGAAATTAAATCTATTACTACAGACAATAATGTAGACAGTCCGGAATTACTGGAAGAGTTGAACAAAATCGGCGATTCGCTTTTCACGATTGCCAGCGGAAATAGTTTTTACTCTAAATTATACGCGGATTTGTATAAAGATTTAATGGAGGTGTTTGATACCAATGAGCAAGCGAAGCAGAATCATAATTTCATGGAGGTCATTTTCAAGAATAATTTCCAAAAGTTTAGGAGTTTATTTGATAAAATAGATTATTGTAGTCCCGATAAAGATTATGACGCTTTCTGTAATAATACGAAAACCAATGAAAAACGCCGGGCGTTAAGTTTATTTTATGTAAATCTCATGAAACTGGGCGCTTTAGAAGAAGAACAAATTATTGCTATTATCAAGGATTTACAGAAATATATGCTGGATACAATTAAGCAGGCCGATAGTAAAGATATTGTCGATGAATTGGTCGAAGTCATCTTCATTTTAATCACCAATGGAAATTCTGCCCTATGTAAAAATGAAGAATGGTCTAATATCATGGCTTTGGTAAAACAAATTTCGGTTATGAAAAATACAGCTCATCCGAGCATTACAAACAAGACGATTTTTAAACATATGGATATTTTAGATACCGTTGAAAAAAAGTAAAAATAACATAATAACATATTTCATTATAACATATTTCATTTTAACATATTTCATTTTAACATATTTCATTATTTATTTACAATTTTAGTATAGGCAGTTCTAGCAGTATAAATTATAGTTTTTTTCATAGCCATGCCGATAAACGAAAGGAAATATCTATTTACCGGCATTAATAATATTACATATTTTATAGTATCCATTTATACATTAAAAATATATAAAAATTTCATGATTATTATATTATAGATAATGATGAATGAACATATTTTTTTTAATGTACAAGAATTACATCCCCATACCCATAAATTTGATAAGCATAATTTTGATACCCATAACTTTGAACCCCATAACTTTGATACCCATAATAATAATAATAATAATAATAACATTGAGTTTGATTTAGGCAATTTGTTAATAGACATGAATAATTCACCGGACGATGCTCTATATAATGATTATTTAGACTATATGAACAATTATACTGTAAAAAATTTAAGCAACATACTAGGATATTATAATATTAATAAAAATAAATTAGTAAAAGATGAGATGGTTCAGATAATTATATTATTTGAAAATGAACCATCCAATAAGAACATTGTTTATCAAAGAAAACGCTTATGGAAAAACATTCTTGAATTAAAAAACAATGAATATTTTAAGAAATATATACTGTTTTAATTTGATACTGTTTTAATTTGATACTGTTTTAAATACGCATTATTCGCGTATATTAGAACACTCTTTAATAACATTTTCTAATACTTTACACGGGCTATTTTTTTCTTTTAGATAACTAAGAAGCGCCTTTGTATCTTTAGAAAAACATGCGCCGCCGTAGCCCAATTGGCCGTCGTGCCCAGGCACATCCGTGTGCATCGGATTAATCCATTTATTTTTCAACATAATATTTTTAATTTTATTAAAATCTGAACCATTATTTTTACAAATTAAATAATATTCATTAAATAACATTATTTTACTAGCATAAAAACTATTACAAAAAATTTTCATAGATTCACTCTCGATCGCAGAGCAAACACTAATATCGGCAGTTGGATAATATTCAGAATAAAACTGGCTTAATTTATCAACATTAACGCAGTTGGGCACATTAACGCAGTTGGGCGCATTAACGCAGTTGGGCCCGTAGCCAGAGGTCGGTACATAACCAATAACTATATGTGTTTGATTATGAAAATCTTCAAACGCCGTTCGTGCCGTCAAAAATTCAGGATTATGACAGATATTCAAAGAAATATATTTTTCTGATAATTTATTTGTCGTTTCGGGCTCAACCGTTGATTTTAATACAACAAGTCCTTTATAGTTTGATTTTTCTAATTCCTCACATATTTCATAAATAGCGGTTTTATCGTATGATAGGGTTTCATCATTAAATAAAGTTGGTAAACACAAAAAAACTATATCACAAGATAAAATATCACTAAAATTTCCTATTCCATCATTCTTATATTTATCGTACCCAACAACATCTATATTTTTAACCTGAAAACTTTTTAAAATGGCGCCACCGACAAAGCCTAGACCTATTATACCTATTTTTTTATAAGACAAAGACATTTAATATGAATATAATAATACTAATTATATAAATTAAATATATTAAATTTATATAATTTATATATATATTTAATTTATATACTATGGTAAAATCCTTATTAGACGATACCATCGATTACCCAGAAGCAAAAATACTAGACAAGGCCGACAAAGATTTTGAAGCCTCTATTTATGAGATTTCTTTATTTGATATGGATGTTTTTATCGCCCTCGGCCAACCCAAATACTCCTTTGTTGAGAAAAATATTATTTATTATCCCGTCTATTTAGTTAAAAATCAAAAGGTTGATATACAGATTGGTCTTTATGAAATAAATAGTTCGGATTTGCCGTCACTTATGGATGAAGACGGTGATATTAATTTAGCGCTTCTAAATGAACCCCTGCTTTATTCCTTTGTGGATAAAAATCTAATCATGGGTGTAGAAGTTTTTACAATCGACGACGATGACGATGATGCTGCTGCTGCTGATGCTATAAAAAAATTACCACCTTTACCCGAACAAACCGCCCTAGACGCCCAGCAAGAGCGCACCGTATTTGATAAAAAAGATAAGACCATTATTTGGATACAGCAGTTTATGAAAAATAAAAATTACGGCATCGTGGAAAATGAAGGCGCAGGCGAATGTTTATTCGCCGTTATTCGCGACGGCTTAAAGACGATAGGGAAAGATGTGAGTGTTGAGGAAATGCGAAAAATATTGGCCGATAATGCTACACAAGACATGTTAGAAATTTACACGACCTTATTTGTAAACGCACAATTCCAAGACATCGAAATAAAAACCGAATTAAAAGAATTGACTGATCGAAATAAGACATTGAAAGAAAAGATTAAAATCACAACTAACAAATCGGACCTCGCCGCGATTATAAAACAAGCCGAAGACGTTCAGAAAAGAAATAAGGAGATTAAAAATAGTAAATCTTATACGGAAGATATGTTACGCGAATTTGCGTTTATGAAAGGCGTTAAAACTTTGGCACAATTAAAAGCGAAAATTCAAACCTGTGCTTTTTGGGGCAATACGTGGGCTATTTCCACCTTGGAGCGCTCTTTAAATGTGAAATTAGTTTTATTATCGGAAGAATATTATAACGCGGGCGATATAGATCATGTTTTACGCTGCGGGCAATTGAATGAAGATGTGGAAGACGATTTTACTCCGGACCATTATATAATCGCAAATCACCAAGGCGGGCATTATCAACTCATAACTTATAAGGAATATGGCGCGTTCACTTTTAAAGAACTGCCGTATGATATAAAAATGCTTATTGTGACTAAATGTATGGAGAAATTGGCCGGGCCTTATTTTATTATTCCTGATTTTCGCGAACTAAACGCTAAAATAAAATTTTTTGTTGATGAGAACGAAGAGCCCGATGAGGCTAAAGAGCCTAAAGAAATAACAAAAGAGCAAGCTAAGCCAGCACCTAACCCTAAAGAACCAGCGCCCAAACCTAAAGAACCAGCACCTAAAGAGCAAGCGCAGCCGGTACAAGCGCAAGAAGAAGAATTATTAAGCGATTTATACAATAATTCAACCGTATTTCAGTTTTATTCAGGGTCTATGGATAAACCGGCGCCTGGTGCTGGGGCAGGCGAAATAATGGGTCCGGAAGGTGTAAAGGAATACGACGATTTAAAAAGGATTACTTCCTGGCGCAAAATGCTCTCCAATTCCTGGCCGGCCATATTTATTTTAGATGGCCATAAATGGTTAAGTGTTGAACATTATTATCAAGGTTCTAAATTTAAACGCCAAAATAAAGATTATTATTTACAATTCTCTCTTGACTCTAATTCAGAACTCTCAAAAAATCAAGCCATGGCCGAAGGCGCCGGTAGTAAAAACGGTAAGTATCAAGGCACTGTTATTCGAGACAAAAAAATTAATATTGATGATGACTTCTTTAGCGGGCGCGATAAAAAGGAAACGGAAGATGCGATGTTTGCTAAATTCTCTCAACACGAAGATTTAAAGAAAGTGTTATTGGCGACCAAGCGGGCAAAATTATCACATTTTGTGAGAGGAAGCCCGCCTGTCGTATTTAATGAGTTAATGCGCGTGCGTCAACGATTAAATTAATATTTGTAATTTTAAACCTTTTCTTATTCAAGTGCCCTTTTTATAAATATGTTTATAATGAAAATTAAAATATATTTTATTGTGTATATTATAATGTATAATTAATGTATTTTTATTATATTGTAAATCATAATTATTTATAATTGACGATACATATAATAATCCGTTATATAATCCCAAATATCCATTATCATATAAATTATGACAATATCTACACATAAATTCAACAATATTATTATCTTTTATTTCAGATGAATTTAATAAACATCTTGGTTTTAGATGTGCTGTTTCTAACAAACATAAAGGAAGTTTTTTATCACATAAAATACATTTTTGTTCTTTATTTTTTATTAGATATGTTCTTAGTTTTTGTTGTTCAAAGCGTATTTCTTTTAACGCATATAATTTTTGGTTTTTGTTATATTTTCTAAAAAATCTAATAATGATTCTTGAATAATAATATATATGGACATTTAATATTACATGTCCTTCATTGGTTAGTTCATATATTTTATTATTAAAAAAAAGTATTCGGTCTTTTACCATTTCAGATAATTTTATTTTAATATTAATTAATTCAACTGATGCATCATACCGTAATTTAATGTATTCGTAAATATTATGTATGGTATTTTTATTTTGTAAAATAAATGAATTAATAATATAATTATTCATATTATTAATTTTAATGTTTAATATTTAAATAAATTACAAAGAAACCATTATATTATAACCTCTTTTACCAAGATTGTTTTTAATATCAGAACCTTTACTTTTCTCTTCTTTATAATTTAAATTTTCAAGTTCTTCTTTAAATTTTTTTTGTGTTTTTAACCATTTTTTTTCATTTAGTCTACACCATGTTTTATATATTGTATATATATCTTTAATACCAAAACGTAAACTAGCTTTATCTGTTTTCTTACAACATGCGTTTGTAAATAACAATACGTCATTATTTATTAGTGGAGTAGTTGAACTAATTGATGGTATTATAACTGGATTTTTAGATGGAACTCTTATTTTTAAGAAATATATATCAGGTTTATTTTTATCAAACAAATATAACCAATCATCTGGTGTTTTCCAATAATATTTGCTTGGTAATCCGCCATCTTCTATAAAATTATCACTATCTTCATTTGTATATCCGTCAGTAATTTGTTGTCTATATTCTTCTTTGAGAACTGAATATTTTACTACATCACCATTTACAAAATATGGAGTTTTTTTAATATAATCGTTTGTTTTTTTAGGTAAACATTTTTTATTGGTCGTAATAGTAATATGTATGTTAGCATAATCATCATAAACTAAAATATTATATGTGTTTGGTTTACGTGTTGTAATATAATAATTATAAGTAGTTTTATTATCAATCGCATTTTGTATACCATTATACCTATCGCTATTCTCACTTCCTTTTTTAATTTGAACTACTCTATCTAATTTAAAACAATTTAAATCCGGAAACATTTTTAATACTACTTTATTTAATTCTATTCTATCAAAATTAACAATAGTATTTTTAGGAATATATAAAGGAACTCCGCTATCATAATTTCCATATTTTTCAATAAATAAATCTGAATTCATTTCCTTTATTTCATTTACACATACATAAGCAGGTAAGTTTTTTTCCTTACACCATTCTTCAATTTCATCATCTTCAATTTTTTCAGTAAGAAGTAATATTCTATATCCATTATTTTTTTTTTCAAAACGTTTATCAAGGTTTAAATTTTTTCGTTTCTTTAAAACATCAATATATTTCATATATTTTCCAAATTTAAGTTTTTTATTATCATTACCATTATCTATTATGCTTTCAAGTAAACTTATAATATCTTCCCATGTTTCACACCCCATTATAAACTTTTCTATTTCCTTTATAAAATTTACATAAAAGTTTTGTATAATATCTTGCAATAGTGTAGTAGTCCATAAGGTGAGCTTCATTTCACCATTTTTTAGTTGATTATCATTATATTTTCCTTGTAATCTTAACCTTTGAGAAATATCAGTGCAGTTAAATGACGCATGAGATACAAAATATTGGTCGGTCAAATGAAACGAATATGTATCATAGTCGTCGCTTGTAAAAGAATAGCCCCTTTCGCCATATTTTCCAGTTATTGTTATTGTTGTTTTATTTTTAATTGGTATTTCGCTTTTTTCAAATAATATTCTTAATAATTTATAAATAAATTTGATATTTAAAATTTTAGTATTAATATTAAAATAGCAATAATTATTTGGTAATTTTTCAGATTGTTCTGTATCTATTGGCGAACCATATACACCACCGGTTTGCCATAATCTTGGGCTTGATGTTTGTTTTGAATCACATTTAGACAAATGGTTTATATCTTTTTCATACTCTTTTGATAAATATAATCTTAAACAATTTCCATGAAATATTACAATAAATAAACTAGGAAAATCCTTTAATATTTTATCTACTAAACTAAATTGATTAATTCTTATTTTTTCTTCTGATATTAATAATGAATTATATTTTACATTTTTTCGTTTTATAATGGTTTCTATAATTTTTTTAATATTTACATTATAATCCTCAACAATATCATATTTATTACAATCCCACCACGAATTAATCACTGGTTTTGTAATTAATTTCCCTTTAAGCTTCTCTTGTTTTTCTTCTTCTGTTAATTCTTCATAGGATTTTTCTTCTTCTGTATTAAAATGTATTGAATTATTAAATAGACCAAAATAATCATCAGACCTCTTCATTTTATGAACTTTTGATATTTTGATTTGTATATCCAAATTATCACTTAATCTCGTTGTAATATTGTATAACAAAGAATGTGCTGTACCTGTGATATGTAAAACATATTTTACCTTTTTATATATTTTAGCAAGTAATATCTCACATAAAGTAGAATCTTTTTTATCGCTATCGTTACTCCTATCACTAGAAGCTGTTGGCGACATTAAATCACTTTCATCAACTAATACCGACATATTAACCAATTCATTATTATAACCTATGTATTTACTGAATTGTTTATTTAATTTTTCTAATTGTGCAGGGTTCATTAAACAACAAAATATATCAGTTGAATTTGTTGCTTCTTTATTACTGAGTTTACTGATTATTTCATCACTGTTTATGTCCTTTAATTCCGGTAATTTATATTCTTTCCAATAATCCACATTTGTTTCTTGAAAATATTCTTGGAGTTCAGTATTAAATTCTTCAAATAAATTTTTTATAAATTGAATATTAAAATTATATTTTTCAGTGCCAATAATGTCATCTTGTAGTTGTTTTTGGTCGATTGATAGATTTCTAAAAATATATAAAACAGGACGTTTTAAAATATGAACTGATATCCACATTATTATACATGCTTGAACACGTTTGCCCAATTGTATATCGCCCCATAATAATTCTATTATTGATTTTTCCTCTTCATTTGAAATAAGAGCCTTTAATAAATCTTCTTCAAACGAAGGAGAATCGAGATTTGTTGGAATAGATTTTAATTTTAATGGAGCTTCGCCCCAATTATGTCTTTCTAAACTTTCGCCGTTAATATATCTACACTTGTTTACCATAGAGTTTATTATTTTTTCCAGTGGTTTTCTAAAAGTTTCATTTCTTTTTTTGAAAAATGTTGCTATTTTATTCTGAAATGAAGTCATTTTCGTATAGTTTATATTATACAAGGCATATTTGTTTAAATCAATTTTGTACATATATTAAAAGTTTAATATATGAAAATGCCTTAAAAATAAATGCCCTAGTATTATAATTAATATATAATATACTACGCATATAATATTTTATAAATTTATAAAAATAATCTCACGAAATAGGTGGTTAAAGTAAACAATATACCCCCCCATAATGTGTCTAATGCTACTGCGCCTAAAGTCCAATTTTTAAAAATAGCGTAGGTTGTCGTTTCATACACACCGTAAATAACTACACCTAAAATAAACGCATCCCTTAATGGTTTCTTTTGATCAATAATAAAATAATTAACGCCATAGATTAGAAGAATATAACACAATATTGCTCCAAATATATTAAATTGTATTTTCTCTCCTTGGATCTGTTTGACCACCTTGTTAAAGTATCCACTGAAGGTGGATAGATACACCGCATCTAAGGCTAACATAGCAATACCAGAAAGTAGTAAATTTTTAATATTCATTATATATTATATATTATATATTTAATAAAAACAATAATATATTTTAAACAGAAAATATTAAATATTAAACAGAAATTTTAATTGTTTTTGAATGCCCGAATTTATATTTTTTTCTGGATTGATTTGCTAATTTAAACGCTTTTTTTTTATGGTCACAGCCCTTTTCAAGGATATTATAATCAACCGCGGCGGCTTTTCCGGCCGTTAATGAACTGGCCAATCGTGCTAAACCCCATGATTGCGGGGTTTGGTTGGGTCTGGACCCCGATGAAAAATAAGCCCCTTCGCCTTTTTTTACAATTTGTTCTAAGGCGGATATGCTACAGCCGGTTTTTAATGCTAATTCTTTATTGGGTAATATATTTTGTATGTTATATATTTTACGAGCGTTTAATATATGATTTGATTTTTTATGTTTATACGACGGTAATGTTTTTCGCGTATAATATTTCTGTTTCTTATATAATTTTTTTGATTTTTGTAGCATATTAATTTGTTTTTGTTTATCTTTTCTTGATAAACTTTTTGGTATATATCTAAGTGGAAACTTTATACTTGGAAACTTTACACTTGGAAACCTTATACTTTTCATTTAGATTATGTCTATAAAATATAAATATATAAAAGTATTATTGTATATAGTTTAAAGAATGTATTCATTTCTACCCTCATTTGAAATTATTCATAAATACAATGAAAATCATATTATGGGTAAATGTAAAATTTCAGATTTATTACAAGGCGCAAGTGAAAATAAAATTATAAATTGGAAACATAACCGGCCACCTGATACAGTTAGGTGTAAAGAACTCGCCGAATATATTTATAATAAAAAACAAGAAGTTGATTGGATATTCTATATGGTTGTTGAAAATAATATTTTTCATATTATCGATGGAATTCATCGATTTCATTCTCTCCAAATTATAAAAAGAGAGAATAGTAAAGCGCCTGATTATTTAACACCTAATGCGTTTGCTAATACTGCGTTTTGTGCTAATACTGTTGGCACAAATAATAATAATAATGCTGATTGGTTATATGAAAAATATATATTCATCAGTTTAAGATTAAATATGAGTAATGGCGAAACAATTGATTTATTCCAATCCTTAAATAAGAGTAATCCTGTGCCTGAATTATATTTTGAGAATAATAATCAACAAAAACGCGTATTAATTGAAAGTATTGTGAATGAATGGATGACTGATTTTAATACGCATTTCACGGCTTCTAAAAACCCAAATATACCAAATATGAATCGGGATAAATTTATAGAAATATTAGATTTTGTTTATGAAAAATATCAATTAAATAATTCCAATAATTATTTATTAACAGAAAAACTCTATGAACTCAATTCAAATTTAAAAGCAAATCCTCCTAAAAAAACATCACCAGTCGCAATTGATAAATGTAATAAAACTGGTTGTTTTATATTTTTAATAGGACGGGAAAAATTACATTTATGTATTTGAAATAATATATATATATTAATAATTTAAAATAATTTAAAATAATTTAAAATAATATATATTAATGATTTTGATACTTAAAGAAAAACATGAAAAAATTCAGCCAAAAGAGTTTTGCAAAAACTGAAAAAGGACATTTATAAATGTCCAAAATTGACTTTTGCAAAACTCTTTTGGATCAAAAAAAGCCAAAAAATGAATTTAGACCATAATGCTCTTATTTTCATTTTTTAGTGAAAATGTTTGTTATCATAAGATTTTTTTGGTTTTTAATTTTATAATTTAAAATGATTTAGGAACTTTTTTTGTTTCTATATAATAGAAACAGAATGTCTACAGTGGAAACAAAAAAGTTCCAAAACGTTCCAGTAAATTTTTTTTGTAAATTATGTGACTATTCTACGTCGCGAAGTAGTCAATATGAGCGTCATTTACACACAACAAAACATATAAATTCAACAAAATTCAACAATTTGGAACATTTCAGTTCCCATGAAATTATATGTAATAATTGTGGTAAAAATTATAAAGATAGGTCTGGATTATGGAAACACAAAAAAAAATGTAAATCAAATGATGAATCATCTCCTAAAATATCAAGCATAATAGACGCATCAAGTAATGTAATTCAATTATTAATTCATGAAAATAAAGAGTTAATAAATGAAAATAAAGAATTTAAAAATGAAAATAAAGAAATAAAAAATATGATTCTAGAATTAGTAAAAAGCAATAATGAATTACAAAAACAGATGATTGATGTGTGCTTAAAAATACAGCCAGGCAATACAGTTATAAATTCTAATTCACATAATAATAACAGTAATAATAAAACCTTTAATTTACAATTCTTTTTAAACGAGGAATGTAAGGATGCGATGAATATGTCAGAATTTATAAACTCTATTGAAATAAAGGTATCTGATTTGGTTAATATTGGAAAACTCGGTTATGTTGAAGGGATGTCCAACATAATCATTAAACAATTAAATGATACAGATATTAATAAAAGGCCAGTTCACTGTAGTGATGCGAAGAGAGAAACTTTATATGTGAAGGAGGAAAATAAATGGGAAAAAGATACCCAGGAGACGAAACAAATGTTAACGGCCGTGTGGGGAGTGAATAAGAAGAACTACACTCTGTTAGCCAATTGGAAAGAGACACATCCCGACTGTATGAGTAGTAAATCCAATCAAAGCGATGAGTATATGAAAATAACGAGTAAAGTAATGGATGGTGATGTAGAAAATATAAATAAAGTTATAAAAAAGGTCGCAAAGCAAGTCTTGATAGATAAATGAAATAATAAATAAATGATTTACATGAATATTTTAGACTTTTTGGTTTTTTTGAATGATTTGTATTCCTTTTGTAGAGATAATAACATTTTTATTTGTTTCTTACTATATCTTCTTACACATTTCCCCTTTTTATATCTTAAACAACGCGATTTTAATTTCTTTTCTCTCTTCGTAATCTTTTTAGTTTGTTTCATTATAATAATAACTAATATAAATTTATTTAGTTATTATATACACAATGAATTATACAAATACATCTGGCGAATTTATAAAATATTTTATACCTATTTTTAATAAAAATAATAACGAAGGAGCAAACGCACTAGATACCAAACTATTGAAAGTGATATATAATGATATATATAAAGCACATAGAGAAACGCTTAACCATTCCTGTCTAAAAGGCGTCTTAAAAAAAATAACTAAGACAGAACCAGCAAAACAACCCGACATCTATAATAGTAAATTTTTCCCGACTTATATTAAAAAATATATTAGCGAGAATGAAACATATCAATTAAATTATACCTGCGTTATCAATGGCAGAACTATCAATATCCATTTCACTTTATTTTCGGAAGAGGAATTGCTAAAACTAGACGATAAGTATTTAACAAATATAAAAATGATCTATATCTGGTTAAAAATATGCGCGTCTTATTCATCAAAATCCTGCGCTAAAACGCTGGACATATATATTTACCAAACGCCGTTTCTAAAAGAACTACCGAATAAAGTCACGACGACCTTAGGTGTAGAACACGTAAATACAGCGTTCACCATCAGTTGTTCACCCGAAGGCGAAATTGTTATTTTTAGAAACGAAGAGTGGTTCAAAGTGCTCATCCATGAAACATTTCACGCGTATGGACTAGATTCAGGCGCAATTAATAAAAATCAATTACTTAAATTCTTAAGCCAACTCTTTCCGATAGATAGTGATTATGATATCACGGAGGCCTACGCAGAAACCTGGGCACGAATAATGAATACGGCTTTATGTAGTTTTAATGCTTTGGAAAATAAAAAAGATTTTCCCACTTTTATTAAATATATGAGTTTTAATATACAATTAGAAAGACTTTTCTCTCTTTATCAGTGTAATAAGGTCTTAGGATTTATGGGATTAACTTATAATAATATTCATGAACCAGGAGAGAAAAACGCTTATTTAAGAAAAAATTTATATAGAGAAGATACGCATGTCTTTGCTTATTATATATTAACCGCAATATTTTTGAATGATTATTGTGGATTTCTCTCTTGGTGTAATAATCACAACACTGCTCTTTTACAATTAAATGGGGCGCAGTATGTTTATAATGATCTAGGCGATTATATTGAAACCCAGTATAATACCGAAAGCCTCGTAGATGGAATAAATATTGTATCGGGCATTCGACCTAGTAGAACAGAACATAATAAAAATAATAAAACAGATAAAAAAGAGAAGTATATAAAATTATTAAATACCACTCGAATGAGCATAATAGAATTTATATAGAATTTATTATAAAATTAAATCATTATATAATTTATTAAGTATAAAATTGAGTATATTATTATTTATATTAATAATAACATACACTAAAAATCAATGGGCATTCAACACCTGAACCGCTACCTAAAAGAAAAATGTAACACAGGCCCAGGTAACACAGGCCCAGGTAGCACGGGCGCAAGTAACACGGGCGCAAGTAACACAGGTCCAATAAGGCATATTTCCTTCAACGATTTACGCGGAAAACGAATCGCAGTGGATATAAGTATTTACATGTATAAATTTTCAGCAGAAGGCGCACTCATAGATAATATGTATCAAATGATCTCACTATTTAAAATGAACGGAATTATTCCTTTCTTTATATTTGACGGGAAACCGCCGCAACAAAAATACGAATTACTGAAGATACGAAAGGAAGAAAAGATAATAGCCGAAGAAAAATTTAAACAATTAAATACAAAGTTAAAAGAGATTACTGATTATGAAGAGAAGAGAGAAATAAACGACGAATTAGATTCTTTACGACGAAAATTTGTGCGATTAAGTATGGATGATGTTAATAATGTAAAAAAATTAATGGAACTGTGCGGTGTTTCGTATTGCGTAGCCGATGGCGAAGCCGATAAATTATGCGCGAAGTTAGTATTAACAAAAACGGTCTATGCGTGTTTAAGCGAAGATATGGATTTATTTGTATACGGTTGTCCACGTGTATTGCGCTACATTAGTCTTTTGAAATCATCTTTTGTTCTGTATGATTTCAAAAAAATATTAGAATGTCTTCAAATAAATATGGAGGATTTTAGAAAGATATGTGTGATTTCT